AAAAAAGAATAAGAGAAAAGGAAGACCAAATAGCACCGAAAGATGCTACCCGCACTTCCCGCATTTCTCACACCAGAAAACGTATACTATTCACACTATTCCATATAAGTTACAAAATGTCGCGCAATTCAAAAAGTGAACAAAGACCGAAGGTTGCGTAAGATACCACCACCGTTCTTACTTCTCACAGGATATTCTCACACTACTCGCAGTATTCCAGACACAAGTTGCATCATTCACAACATTCAAAAAGTGAACAACAGACACAAGTTGCATAATTACCCCAACCAAAAAAAGGGGTTTCACGAGTATTAGCACTTTCAGTGGTGTAACCAATTTTTTACGCAACTTAGGGTGTCGCAAAGTTGCATATTTCACGTGTAATGGGTGAAGGAAGAAATATAAGATCAAAATGTAGCAACTTTGAGGCACTTCACGTGCAAAACAACACTGATTACAAAAACTTACCCCAAAGGGCAACCGGAGATCAAAAAAGGTGCAAATGCGCCGGTTGCGACTTCAGAGCGGTAGCTGAATCAGATTTCTGCGCCATGCATAAGCCTGAGAAGTTATACGACTTCACGAGGGTGAAAATAGCCAATCGTTTGGATGCCATTAGGAAGCATCCTGATTCCCGTAATTTGGAAATTGAATTGGCTCTGATCCGACATCTCCTTGAGAAAATTGTCAACACATGCCAAGAAGATACCGATTATTTGCGTTTCAGTGGTCAAATTATGCAAATGGTAGACAAAATTTCCCAGCTACTCAAAACCAATATCCAAGTTGGCCAGATCACACACCAATTATTAAGTATTGAAGAGGTTGTCAACATTGCCCAGCAAATTGTGGGTATAGTTGGAGATTATTTGGATATTGACACGCTACAAAAAGTATCTGATCGCGTGGAAGAGGTATTAATGGGAGCGTATGAATGAATAACCTTAATAAGGCTAAGCAAGCCATGATTACAGCCATACTGGGTGGGTTAGCTTCACGCAGAGCTACCAAACCTAGTGTATGGGCTACTACCTATAGAGTCATGGGCAAACCGTTCCCTGGCCCCTTCACTTTCGATTATCATCCTTGGACAGAAGACATGTTGGATGATGATTCGGAAGAGTGTGTAGGACAAAAAGCAGCGCAAATGGGCTTCACGGAGTCGGTCGGGATCAATCGAGCATTTTTTACGATTGATCGTCTCCAACAAGATGTCCTATATGTACTCCCCACGAAGACCCCTGACGCAACGGATTTTTCGTCGGGCCGCTTTGATCCGGCCTTGGAGCGTTCACCCTACCTGACTCAACTATTCACGAACGTCAATAACGTGTCGTTGAAGCGAGCGGGAGCGAACAGTCTGTACGTCAGGGGTTCCAGAGCAAGGAATGCATTGAAATCCCTACCTGTAGGGTTAATTATATTAGACGAGGAGGACGAGTTTGACCAAGAGGCCATTATTCTCGTCCGTGAGCGTATTTCGGGGCAAGTGGAAGGGGCACGACAGATTTGGCATATCTCCACTCCTAGCATTCCTGGACATGGCGTCAACGTCACTTTCGAGCGCAGCAGCAAAGCCAATTTCTTCTTCCCTTGCCCTCATTGCACTAGACATATTCGTCTGGTATATCCCGATTCCTTTACCGAGGCGGGTTATATTTGTACGGATTGCAAGCAAGTCATTACTGACGAAGAGAAAATGCCTGCAATTCGGCAGGGTGAATGGGTACATGCCAATCCTTCCAAGATTCATGGTTATCAAGTGAATCAGATGTATTCGCCAGTGATCTCCCACACCAAATTCGCCGAATCTGTGGCCCTGAGTCAGACAAATGCCGCGGAAGAACAGGAATTTCACAATTCCAAGTTAGGCGAAGCACACATTGTGTCTGGTTATAATGTGACGCCCAATCATATCGAAGCTTGCATGAAACCCTATAAGATGCGTGAGAATATTGGCGGACTCATGACTATGGGAATTGACGTGGGCGGTCAATTGCATGTGGAAGTTGACCAGTGGCATGAATACAAACAAGACTCCATAGATATTAACGACAACATGTATCCGAAACTGCTTTTCGCAGGAACGGCGAAGACTTTCGAGGATATTGATAATTTCATTTACCTTTTCAGGCCCGCGATGGTAATTATTGATGAGCAGCCGGATACGAGAGCTGCCTTGACTCTGGCACAAAGGTACCCTGGGAGGGTTAAATTATGTCATTATGGCGGCCAGTTGAATATAACCACCTACGAAGATCGGGTTTCCGTGAATCGCACGGCTTGGCTAGACCGATCTTTGGGTAGGATCATTAATCAAGTCATGGATCTGCCGATGGATACACCGGAAGAGTGGAAACAACATACGCAGCATCTCGTGCGTAGGCCAATGAAAGATGCAAACGGCAATATTTTCCACCAGTATGTGAAAACTGGGGATGACCATTACGCCCATGCAAGGAATTATGCGGAAATTGCCTTGGCTTGCCTAGAAATAGGTGGAAATCAGCCAATTACGGAGCGAAAAACATGACGATTTGCCATCCCACATATGATTCCACCGCGCTGACGAAATATCGGCTCACATATTCTGATCCAACGCAATTCATGTCCACATATCTTTACCAGCGGTATAACGAAGAAGATGCGGCATGGATGGATAGGCAACGTTTGAAACACAACCCGGCCTTCGCAAGGGAAGCTGTAGATGAATTCGCGCGTGCATTGGTACAAAGAAGCAGTGAAATCAAGCGGATCGGCGGGCACCCACTGTACCAACGTCTCGTGGAAGGGCTAGAAGGCGGGGTAGACCGTCAAGGTAATTCCATGAATGCCTTCCTTTCCAAATATATCGTTGGCGAACTCATGGCTATGGGGTCAGTAGGGATATATGTGGATAATGACCCATATACGCCGAGTACGCTAGTGCAAGAGTCAAAGCCTTATATTTATTCATATATTGCCGAGGATATTTTGAACTGGCATTACCAAGATGGTGAACTCATGGCAATCCTGTTACGAGATCATGTGGAAAAAATAGAAAATGGCTTACCGACAGGATATGAGTGGAACTATCGTAAGATTTTGAAAACGGAAGATGGCATATTTGTGCAAATCCTAGACGAAAGTGAGGTAGTCAAATCGGAATATTACTTGGCGCTTCCACATATACCATTCGTGCGGTTGCATATCCCCTATAGTCTATTGCGAGATACAGCGGATTATCAAATCACGTTACTGAACATCAGATCTGCTTCCATTTACCTAACTTGGTCAGGAAACTTCCCATTATATACCGAGCAATATGATCCACATGCGGAATTCGCTAGACGCACTGATCCAGAAGATACGAAAACCAAGATAGGTACACTTACCGGTGTCCGTTATCCGAAAAATACGGAACGGCCAGAATGGATACATCCCAGCTCTGAACCATTGAAAGTTACAATGGAGCAGGAAGAGAAGCTGAAACAAGAGATCAGGCAACTCACGGCTTTGGCTATAACAAATCTGTCTTCTCGATTAGTAAGCGCGGAATCGAAAGCAAAAGATCGCGAAGGTTTGGAGTCTGGCCTAAGCGTTATTGGCATGGCTCTACAATCAGCGGAAAGCTTGGTGTCAATGTATTGGCATAATTACAAGAAAGCGAAACCCGCACAGATTCAATATCCGCGTAAATATGAGCTTCTTGGTGAAGAAGAGCGTAGAGCAAATGCCAAGGAACTTAATGATCTTCAGCACGCGGTTCCCAGTGTGACATTCCAAAAGGAAACAGCGAAAATTATAGCAAGCACACTGCACGGGCATCGCGTGCCCTACGATACTCTGGTGAAAATGCATGAAGAAATTGATGCATCACCAGTTCCCACGGCGGATCCTGAGATTCTGAAATCAGATCACGAGGCAGGTTTCGTTTCCGATGAGACGGCTTCAATTGGCCGTGGCTATAAAAAGGGTGAGGCCGCGAAAGCACGAAAAGACCATGCCGAACGCATCGCGCGTATACAAGCAGCACAATCTTCAGAGGGCGCTCGTGGTTTGAAAGATCTGGATACTAATCCTGGACAGTCCAGTGTGAATGAGAAAACTTTGGCACAAGATCCAACGAAAACAGACGACGGATCAAAACCGGTACGAAAGGAGAACAAATGATACCTCCGCAGACAGAAACAAGTCCGCATTTGTATGTGGAAGCACCACCGAAGGTGGAACCACCGAAGGAACCACCGAAGGTGGTGGAACCACCGAAGGTGGTGGAAGAAGATTGGGCAAATTTAATTGAGAAGGAAGAGTAACTATGGGATTAACCTCAAGTGGTACAGTAACTGGCCTTTCACGAATCTATGTAGATTCGCGCGCTGGTGGCGCAAATGCTGACGGTTCCGCAGATAAGCCTTTCGATACTTTCGCGGAAGCTTTGGCAATTGTGCCCGATGTCTCTGATGAGGCATCTTTTAGTGCCATGCTATTGCGTATGCGTACAATTGTAATAGCTGGCAATGTTGGAGACATTGAAGTTGATGTTCCGGTGATGATCGACAATACGTCTGGTATTATTGGCACCTTGACCTGCACTGCTCCGGTATTGCTTGTCGATGGTGGGTATATTACCACTTTGGGTGCGACAGATGCAGAACATTTGCGTGTCCAGAATGCCGAGATCACTACGGTAACACTGGAAGATTGTGCCGCAGCGTTTATTGGTTGTAGCATCACCACGCTTACGCCTTCTGGTGCGGGTGAGTTGCAGCTTATTAATTCAGTGGTTATAGGTGAGATCACTATACCAGCGGAATACACGGCCACGGCGATGAGTTCGGTGTTACTTGGTGGCGTTGATGGAAGTATTACGGATTACAACAGTGGAGTACACATGGGCACATGATGATAGAAATGGAAGAATATGTGGCTTGGCATCTTAAAAAGCGTGTGTGGGATCGCTGCACCGATCAAGAAGTATGCCTAGCCACAGCCCAACGTGTATTGAACAGATTACCATTGAAAGCAGAATTACCTGATCCTTTAACACAAGATTTCAAAGAAGCAATATTCGAGATGGCATTAGCATTTGCAGATGGTGTAGATACTGATAAAGAGTATAGATTATTGTCACGAACAACTCAGGGGTATGGCCCACTGAGGCAACAAAAAAACACTGCTATGGTTGAAGAATATCTGGCTTTGGGTATCCCGTGTTATGAAGCATGGCGTATCCTTTCACCTTATATGCAGACCCATAGGCAAGTGGACTTGGAGAGAGTATCATGAAATTAGGCCGGAAAATGTACAAGATGTACAAGATGTATCCTATCATTGGGGATAAGAACAATGAGTCAGCGAGTGAGAAAAAAGAAGTTACCACATCCGTGGCCATTAAAAAAGATGAAAAAACCGGACACACTTATTATGAGCTTGATGGTGGTGTTCGCTTATTCACGCAAGAACATTTGAATAAGGAAATCGGGCAAGCTCGTGTGAAAGCGTCCGAGGCTAATAAGACTCTGATCCAGCAGTTGGAAGAGTTGCAGCAGAAAGCTACAACTACCGAAGCGGTGAAAGAGGAATTGGAACAGCAAATTCAGTCTCTGAAAAGTAAAACCATGACTCAAGAAGAGCAAATGGCACAGAAAATCAAGGATCTTGAAAACAATCTGAAGATGACGCAAGAGAATTTAACGAAAGAACGGGATATTGCCCAATCGCGGTGGCAAGAAGAGCGTATTACTAATGCGCTTCAGCTTGCTGCATTGGATCATCCTGTATTTTCTTTCGAGCAAATTTTCAGCATCATCCGCCCCAAAACTCGGCTGAAAGAGGTTGTTGATGAAGACGGTAAACCTACTGGAGAGCATGAGGTTATGGTAACCTTGGACGTACCTGACGACAAGGGTGTTGTTACTGTCAAAGAATTAGCCCCTACACAGGCTTTGGAAACTATGAAAGGTATGAAGAATAGATATGCAAACCTTTTCATTAACCAAGAAGTACCTGGTGTTGGTGGGACTAATAATCCTCGCAAACAAGGTGCATCTGACGTCCCTGGTCCAGAAGATCTGGTGTCTCAAGAGGCGTATAATGCATGGAAAAAACGACAAGGAAAGTAATTTATGAAAGTATATCCTTTGATTGGAGACATTGACGCGCTTGTACCGGAATGGTGGGCACGTGAAGCTCTTGCGTACATGGAAGCAAAAAAGGTTCTGCTTGGCCGAGTTAATCGCGATTATGACAAGTATTTTGCAGTCGCGGGTGAAACGGTGAATGTACATCATGAGCTTGGTTTTACGGCGAAACGTAAATTTCAGGGCCAGTCTGTTGTGAAGCAGCAGCCCCAAGCAACTGGCGACACTGTTGTGCTGAATCAGCACTTGCATGTTACCATTGAGATTGATGATCGCGATCAGCAACGGGCGCAGCAAGACCTTATTGCCAAGTATGCGCCGCGTGGTGCGGAAGCGATGGTTAGTGCAATGGAGCAGGTCATTACTGGTGAAGTTTACAATTTCGTGGCGCAGTCTGCTGGTGCTGTTGGTATTACGGCAGCGAATGTTGATGCTGGTGTCATGAATCTTCGTGAATTTTTTCAGCGTGAAAATACCGGTTCTTCGCGGTTGATCTCAGTTGGCGCGGCCACTGACAAATTGCTGCAGAACGTGGATCGGTATATTTCTGCATCGGAAATTCAGGATTCCATAGCTCAAGGCTCTATTCGTAATGGCCTTTTGGGGCGCCTGCGTGGCTTCGATGTGTACGAAAGTTCCTTCACACCGGAAATCCCCGCAACACAAACGACTGTTGATGGTGCTGTGAATAATGGCGCAGGGTACATTGCTGGACAGACGACGTTGACGGTGGATGGTTTTGCTGGCGCATTGACCAACGGCTCTTGGTGTCTTATTGAGGGCGAAATGCTACCTCACAGGATCAGCACTGCAACTGGTACGCCTTGTACGCAAATTGTCATTACTCCGGCGCTACGTGCTCCCGTTGCTGATGACGCAGTTATCACGGTCATGGAAGCTGGTACGGTGGATCATCCTGATGGTGTTGGCGAATCGTATGCTGCACAGTATGGCGATGTCATTCAGGTTACTGGTTTCACGGATATGCCTATTAGTGGCCAGGGTATCACGTTTGGTAATTCCAATACGGGATACATGGTTACGGATGTCGATGAGGGTGATAGCACAATCCTGTTGAACCGCCCGTTGGATGAAGCCGTGGCTCATGGCGCAACTATTGCATTGATGCCTTATGGTAACTACAATTTGGCAATAGTCCCCGAAGCTATTACGTTTGTAAACCGTCCTATGGCAACCCCGCAGTTTAGTGTTCGTTCAGGTTTCGCAGCTGCTGATGGCTTGTCACTGCGTGTGACCTTTGCGTATGACGCAAATTACATGGTGACCACGGTGACGTTTGATACGTTGTGTGCGGTGAAGACTCTTGACACTCGCTATGGTGGTGTGTTTGTATCATAAGGAAACAAGTGTATGATTACAATGAATGCAAAAACTGGCGTCCCTCTTGCGCCGTTAGACTGGACTCCGCTTAATATTGCGGAGGGTCTGACGATCATAAACGAGGGTGCTAGTGTGCGCACTGCGGGGAAAGTCGCAGTGATCTTTGCCAATACCGATGACTATGGTGGCATAGATCTCACGATTACCGTGGCAGTGACTGCACAGCTTTCGGAAAGCGGTGAATCTCTTGACGCTATTCCTGTAACGGCTACTGTGGCGCCTGAAGAAATGGTGATTTTAGGCCCATTTGGCCGTGAACATGAAGGCTCCGAGAACATACTAACTTTCACTTTTACCGGAGAGGAGGGCAGTTACTATGCGTTCTATACCCGTTAAAAAGTACCCAGTTATTGGTGATCGAACGGAAATACCACAGCCAGATGCAATTAGCCCCTTGGAAGGGTTAAATGTCAATATGGAGACTGATGTTGATCTCGTGAATGGCATGACTATGACCAATTCGCGCGGTAAACAGATTGTGCTATTCCAGAATACTGACGAATCTGTCGATTTGGTGGTGACACCTAATGTTACTGCCACAGTTTATACTTATGCTGTTGAAAGTGTGCCTATCACAATCGGCCCCGGTAAAGTTTGGGCAATTGGGCCATTTTCTGCGAATTTCGAGGAAAGTGGTGAAGTTACTTTTGACTTCACTGGAGTATCAGGAATATGCCAAGCGATACGATTACCCTAATTAGTATCATCCAGGACTATGGCCCTGCTATTGCTGCAATTGCATTCTTTTTATGGCGGGACTGGCGACGTGAAGAACGAACAAGTATTCAGAACGATAGTTTGAACATTTTCATCCGTGAGCGCCTTACGGAAACGCTGGAAGAGAATACCCGTGTAATTACGGAAATGATTAATAATTGCAGAAAAAAAGGGAATAAGGATGAGTGATTTTATTTACTGGCTATTACGTGAGTATGGTGCATACGGGACAATAACCCATATAAATTCGACAACGCTTGATCTTGAAACTGGCATGGAAACGCTGGATCAAGAAGAGCATGAAGAAAAGATGGCTCTATTGCCTGTATCCTTTATTTCAACGTATAGCAAGCAAGTAAGATCCAGTGCTGATTATGGTAATCTGTATGCGCAAGGCAACAGCATAGTAGTTTTGCAGACGCCTAGTTTTGAGATACATGTAGATGATGTGGTGACTGTCGGTACATTGACTTTCAAAGTCAAGGAGTTGACACCTTACCCATTAGAAGATGCTTATGAATTGGTGGTACGGGCATGAAAGATTTATTACAAGCGGTTTATAATCACTATACGTTGGATGGCATGCAGACTTATTATGAAGGTCAAGCGAAACCAACTGATGTGACGACTCATCGCTGCGAAATTCATCTATTCGGCCCGTTCACCAATTACATAGGCCGCTCAGGCTATATGACTTGGAAGGTGTATTTGTACTTGACTTTGAAACTTGGATCAGGGGTGTATAACTGGTCTGACATTGTTGATAGGTACATTGCACAAGCACACAAGACTCTTGTATTTCGAGATGATGATGGCAACCCCGTTGATTGTTCCGCACTCGATAGGATCAAAGTCGTATATCATGGTGCTACCGAGTTTTTAGAGTATTGTCAAATTGCAATTGAGTATCAAAAGGAGATTTAAGTATGAAAAGATATCCTTTGATCGGTGCTAGCGGTTTGCAAGTCGGTAAATCTGTCGATCTTGCAAATGTCGCGCTATTTCTGATGACCAAAGCAACAGAAGTAGCCACTGAATATGATTGGGTATTGATGAAGTTTGGTGAAGGCAATCTGACGTGGACGCTTTCACAAGAACCCGTGTATGAGTTGAACCGTAAAGAATTGGATGACGTGTCGAAGGGTAATGCCAGTCCTTTGGAAGTTACGTTTGAAGGTAAGGCTACTTTCGTGGCTTCTAGTGGGACGGAACCACATACGGTTCATGAAATTCTTACAGGTTACAATTTCGCGACGGGTGCAAAGCAGTTTTACGGCACGTCCGAAACGTGGTTATCTGAATATGGTTGTCCCCCTTATTGCTGTCAGCTGGAATTTCATAGCATCCCGCAGTTGGAGTGCCCTCTTAGCTCAGCATTGGGTGAAGCAACGTTGTTCAGGTATTTCCGTGCAAGTAGCATTGGCTGGGACACCTCATCCAAGCGCGTGAGTGTACGTGGCATGTCGCATGTGAAAATCCCGTTTGTACAACGCTTCGATTTTGCAGCGGCTTATGCCGCTGAACTTGGAGATGAAGTACTTACAGAAGGTGAACTTGTACCTTTGGAAGATCTTGGTGGTACTTGGCCGGATGATCCAAGAGCTAGCTAAACAACCTATAGGAGATTGGGGAGTATGAAACTTAATGGTATTGTCCCGAAAATTCAACGCGAAGTGATAATTCCGATATTATCAGACACAGTGAAATTCTTTTTCATTGCTTTGCCTATTTCAAGCTATGATGAGTTTGATCTTCTGTGCCCTATGCCGAAACCTCGAATGGGTGGTGAGCCGGGCAAAGAAAAACCTTTAACTGACACTTCTGATTACAAGGAAGCGATGGCACATCATTCCATGCTATTTACGGAATGGATTTACGTGAAATCGCTGGCCGAAGCAGCAGATGAAGAAGGTAATAGGGAACCAGTGGAATGGCAAACTGTTGATCGTGATGACATTGAGACTTATCCGAATTGGCGTAAAGAGTTGAAGGAAAATAACGGATTAAGCGAAGGCGATATTCGCCGGATAGAATTGGAAGTCCTGAAATGCAACTCGATGGACGACGCGCTCATTGAGAAAGCGAAGGACGATTTTTTAGCTATAGCCAAAAAGGCGGGGACGTCGTAATCCCCGATGGTCGGACTTTCCTTTATGCTGTTTGGAAGGCTTGCCTACGCTGTGGGATCAAACCCCCCGGAGTAGGCAATACATGGGATGAATGTAGCCCAGTAGTACAGGCTCAGATGATAGCCTTTTCGGAGATTGCAGACTATGAAACACAGCGGCTCTTTTGAAATTCCTGGCCTTGGTGTCGGGATCGAAGGGGCCGCTGTCCTTATTTCTAACAGATTAAATTATGCATATTTGCGAGCATTACAAGATTATATGACTGATGTTGCGAAGCGAATACCGGTGTTGACAGGTGCAACACGGACGGCAGCTTTGCAAGTGTTAGATGACATTGAAGATAAGCTGCAAGAGAGTGGCTTACCTTTTGAGCCTTCCGATGTGGATCTAGAACCGACTACAAGACAAGTTCCTGGATCACCATCATATCCTGCCACACCTGATACAACACCACCTTATAGGGGGAAATTTTCCCCTCAGCATTATTTTGATTTAGAATCGCGTCAAGAGTGGCGATATGAAGCAGAGACGTACACGGATGCAAGAAGCATAAGATCATTTTCTATGGCCTCTGCACATAATGGTCAGATGAATTTCGATTTCGTTATTATAACAGAAGATCAAGGTTTCAATTATTGGGCTGATGGTGAACCCGCGAAATATAAACCTGAAGATGCTGCTGTTTATGAATATGAAAATAAGATTGGTGGGTATATACAACAGTATGTAACCCCCACTTTGAATATATTTATGCCCAAAGCAGGGCAAAGTACTTTTGATTTTGGAGATGCATAATGGCTGATATAACATCAACTGTTGGTTTAGATGCAAGTACATATATACAAGCTGTTGAGACTATAATAAAAAAACTGCAAGAGTATCAAGAGGCTGCCGATGCCGCTAAAAAGGCTGGTGAACAGTTTGCAAATACTCCCCTGCCTAAAATCCCTGTGGGCAATGTTTCTGCTGATCTTCAAAAAGTGGCAGCAGAGCAGAAGAAACTAATTGATGAGATCAAAAACCAATACACTGCCTTAACTACGCACATGAAGTCTATTAGTGAGACTTTGCAACAGCAATTTCAGAAAACACAACAAGTAACCACGGCAAGCAAAACACAAGTAGATGTGGCAAAGCAACAAGTTACACAAGCACAGGCAGTAAATAAAGAACTTGAAAAGCGCAAGGGCATAATACGTGCTGCTTTGATACAGGAAGAAAATGCTCAGAAGGCAGCATTCAAACCTAAACTAAGTGCAACTGATACAAGTACAGCAACACCTGAAGCACGAAGGAAAATTCAAGAAATTCAAACTGTTGCTTATGGTGAACATGCAGCAAAATTACGAAGAACTTTAGATGCCGTAGCGAAATCTTATGATGATCCAAATAAGCCAGCGGAGAAAGTAGCAGAAGAGACTCATCGTGCCATGAATATAATGAGTGGCGTGGGCAATGAACGTGAACGCGCACAACTATTACAAGAGAATATCGAGGCGCATGAAGCTATTACTTCTCTTAAAAGAAAAGAAGAAACACTAGAACGAAGAGTAACGAATGAGATTCAAAGGCAACTAAGAACAAAAAAGCAAGTAAGAGAAGAAACAGAAAAGCAAGCGAAAAAGACTAGAGGCCCAGCTAAAGAAACAGATGCCATTAATGACATTTATGCAAGTCTTTCAGGCAAGTTGAAATTAGGGGCGCACCCTTTCTTAGAACGGTATAGTGATAAACGAGTTGCTACTATTCAACCCGGTACGACATTAGAAGATACGAAAGTTATACAGGATGTAAGAAAAAAGGCTGAAGCACAAGCAGAATTGCATTTCAGAGGTATGCGGAGAGATGTTTTTGCGCGCTACGCATCTGATGCAGAAAAAACGAAATTGACAGTTGCCAATGCGTATGCTAAAGATCCTGAAGGCAAAGAAAAAGCAGCACATGCTATTGATGTAATGATGCGAGCGCCATCAACTGATCCTCAAAAGCGCTTAGCAGAGCAAAGAGAAGAGGATGCGCTGCTCAAAGAAAACTTGACCGCATACACTGCGCTTGTACGTCTCAAAAACACTGTTTTAACGCTTGAGAATAAAATAACAGCAGAAGTTAATAAACAATCTAAACTGGCAAGAGAAACGGTTTCAAAAGCCGAAAAAGATCAGGTAGCATTTAGTCAAGAAAAATTACGTGCTTCTCTTTTACAAGGAAGGCAGTTGGAATGGCTGCAAACGACTTTTCAGAAAACACATGGGCGTGAGATCACGGGCTTTGGTAAAGTTGATGTCACTCGCGCTGGTCACCAGTTACTTGATGTTTATTCTAAGACACCTATTGATCTTAAAGGAAAATATAAAGATTTAGCAACCGGCAGCGATGTTGGAAATTTTCAAAAAATCATTGCCGAGATGCAAAAAGGTAATACGGAATTAATTGGACAGTATCCTGAGTTGGCAAGAGCAGCTTCAGGTTATAATAAAGCGATTAAATATGGCGAGGTTGAGTCTGCACGTTTTGTAGCACATTGGGATAATTTCTTTAGGCTTGTGCTTGCGCGTGGCATAACTCTTGTTTTCTATAGCATATCAAATGCTATTAAGCAAGCTACTACTGATGCAATTGAACTTTGGAAAAGCATTGCAGAAATACAGACAATTAGTGGTACAACGAAAATGTCTGTAGATCAATGGGCACTTTCTGTTAAAAACCTTTCCAATGTATATCATATAGCACAACAAGATGTGGTGGAAGCACTATATCAGATTCAATCTAATCAGGTAGCAGTAGGTCAAGGCGCAATTGTATTTGCTGGTACTGCTGCTGGATTAGCGAAAGCCACGAAATCTAGCCTCACTGAAGCAGTAAATGCACTTTCCTCAATCGTGAATTCATATAATATTAGCGTATCCAATGCCGAGATCATTTCCGCACAGCTTTTCAAGACCGTTGAATTAGGCCGTGTACGCTTAGGTGACATGGCTAATACAATCGGTCGTATAACTTCCATGTCTTCATTATTGGGAGTTAGTCTTGAATCTGTGGAAGCAATGATCCAGTTCATCACGGTTGGTGGTGTGAAATTCGAGCGCAGTGGTACTTATATCGTCAATATCATGAATTCGCTATTGAAGCCTTCAGATAAGATGAAAGCTTTCTTTAGCAGTATAAAAGTAGATTCTGGTGAGGCTGCAATTGCCCTGTATGGTTTTGGTGGTGTCCTTCAGCGCTTAATGGATTATACACATGGTTCAGCCGGTGAACTTTCTGAAGTAGTGAAAAATCTGCGAGCAATAACAGGTTATGCCTCTGTAACTAGAGATATTGGTAAGTATGAAGAGCTAGTTGGCAAGACGAAAACCGCAATGGAGTCATATTTAGAGGCTCAAAAGTATATTTATACTGGGCCTGGTGAGCGCTTTCTTGAAATTGTTACGAAGGGTAAAAATGTATTCATAGATGCGGCGCAGTCTATTTTGCACGCGCTCTTGCGCGTTGATGATTGGCTTAAAAAAGAACATGCTGATATTTTGCATCTTGGTTTAACGAAGGGTGCAGGGATACATGGATTAGCTGATGCACCTGCTTATATTCCTGCATTGGGTACTCTTGTAGGCGTATCTTTATTAGGTAGAACAATGGCTGCTCTGCCTAATGATCCAGTAATATCAAAAGCTTTTAAATCTGCTGGTAATAGATGGGGTGCAATACTAGCTGCAGGTGTTTTCTTAAATACACGCATGAATCTGTATGCAGAAAAAATGCTAAATGACCTTAAAGATAACTATAGTGATTTCATAGATGACACTAAAATAGCAATGGAGAAGCGATATCATGAAGAGCAAAATCTAATTGAAGAGACTTTGAAAAAGCATACGCAAGCTTTCATGAAACAGAAGACTGCACTTAAAACAGCACTTGCTGAGCAGGCACAAGAATGGAAAAACTATTATGCTACTATCACACGGCCATTAGAGATTACTTTACAATCTGCAAAAGATCTTCAGAATATTTACGAAGGCTTAATTAGTCGTCGCGAAGATTTGTTTGTTGGTTTTGCGGCTAATCCCCTTGATGCTTATGTAAGGAAAGTTGCTGTTTCACGAGACATTCTTAGTCGGCTGGATGCCTATGGCTCTGAAAATACTCTGCAAATTGCTCAGAGATTCATTGAGCGTAGTGAAAGTACTCTTGGCGAATTAGATAAAAAGATACAAGAGATCATTACGAGTAAGGGTAAAGCAGAAGATTCTATGTTTTTAGAACCTATTCTAATGCTTCGTGATGATCTGACAAGCATGATGGATTATGTCCTAGGACGCTATGCAGAAGAAATTGGTGCACCTAAGAATGTTAAAGATCTATATGAAGGTCTTTTTGGTGCTAAAACACTAGAGCAAAAGTGGGATGACTACTTCAAAGAATTTAAAGATCTCGCTGAAAAAGTTGGCAGAGCTCTTGAAGATGAGTCAATGTCTTCGCAAGCTATTAAAGATTTGCTATACTTACAGCTTACAGAACAACAAAAAAGAATATATACGCGAGATATTGAATCAGAACCAAAGTTTCAAGCATATCTTGAGCGTGCGACCGCACTTAACTTGGCACTGGAAAAAGAATTTGAAGAACGCACGAAAATTGAGAAGCAGCGTGAACAGATCGGAGCTGGTAAATCTTCTGAATATATGCAGGGTGATGTATTTAACAATTTATATGCTGCTGCTCAAGTATTAGCTAAATATGATCCTGAACAATTCAATGCAGTTGCAAAGTTAGGTGGACAAGTTCAAAAGACTTATGCAGGGCATAGAGGCATTATCCCTAGAGATCAGCAAGAGCAATTTGATGCTTCTTTGAAAGAGTTTATTGACAATTTTGGATCTGGTAATGAAGCTTTGCGCCGAAGAATCGAAGAAATTGCAAATTCTTGGGGGATTACTCCTGGTAGGCTTGCGGAAAAGAAAGCAGCACAGCTTATACTTGCCACATATGAAGATACATTAAGTGAGAGTTTAGCTCCACGTACTTTGAAAGCTGGTGGCGGAGTTATTGGTGGGCCTCAAGGCACAGATACTGTCCCTGCATGGTTGACTCCTGGGGAATTTGTTGTTAGGCGCGAAATGGCTCAGAAACATGCACATCTATTAGAAAAACTCAATGCTGGTTATTATGCCGACGGCGGGTCTGTACAAGAAGCATTGCGCATGTTCTGGTTGCAACAACAACAACAACAACCACGCAGATATATGTTCCAACAAGCAGGAATGATGCCGCATGCATTACCTATGACTTGGCAACAACAGTATATGCAACAACAGTATATGCAACAACAGTATATGCAACAACGATCTGGCCCTTCTCGTGGTGAACAAGCAATTGCTAGAAGAAAAGCAATACAAGAAAAATATGAGAAATTGGGTTACGATGTGATCTTTCATGGCTTGAATTATAATATTATCCCAAAACGAGAAGCAGTACCTATTGAACCTCTGCAAAAAGGTGGTTCTTTTAGCAATTTGGGGCAAGATTTACATAGAGCAATGGCTGTGAAAATTCTTGGCAAGTCCATGCAAGGGGCGATTATCACTGAAGAAGAAAAACAGTACATGGCAAATCGTATGCAAGCAGGTGATGTCGAAAAAATGCGAAGAAGCATGGAAGATGCAAGTAAAATACACGGCAGCAGTATGAATTTAGGTGAGCGCGGTTTTAATAGGCACGCTACGGAACGACATAAATTGATTCTTGAGCGCCAAAAAATGGTAGGTGGGCATAAAAATCTATTTGATAAATTTTATGGTACAGGTACGTGGAAAGATTATTTTGCTGGTGGCGTTACAGGAGCTTTAGCAGCTTTAATAGCGATGACTGGATGGAGCTTATCGCCTTCTTTAGGTGGCGCCAGTATATTAGCAGGTGGTAAGACTGCTGGCACTGCCGCTTTAGGACTTGGTAAAGGTTTATTGGGTGCACTTGGTTTAGGATCAGTAAAGCAAGCAGCTGTAACAACAGGTTTAGTAGGTATGCAAGAATTATTTGCGGCTCTAACTGATTCTGAGTATAAGGGCCGCGATATCTTGAAGCGTTTGCCGATGGAGATCTTTCTTGCTAGGATGCTGGGTAGTGGTGCACCTAAATCTAACACTTTGAATTATCAGACACAAGAGCAGTTGCTGGCAGCTATGGCTAGCGGTGGCTGGGTCGGGCAACCTAGGGGGCGCTTCCAGTCTGGTGGCTCTGTATCAGGGCAGACTATTAATAATTATTCAACTACGGCTAATGTAACCATGCAATCATCTGGCAACGAGGGTTACGATGCACGTAGGCTTATTGATAATGTGAATAGAGAATTGCATCGCGGAACAAGGAGATTGGTAAATGTTTCTTAAATACAGAAACTATGCTGAAGATACTTTAGATGGTGTATTGAATGAAACAAGCACCACTCTTACTTTATTTACCGGTGGCACCATGCCCGATGTGCCTTTTCTTATATATCTCACAGCAGGTTTGACGCTCAGTGATCTAAAAACGGCGGAGCGCGTACTTTGTTATGAGGCATTAAGTAGCACTACATACACCGTTGCGCGTGATTGGGATAATGTCATCCCTGTTGAGGATGGTGAAGAGACTACAATCACTGGATCAGAGGGTGATGTAGACTTCGTTGATCTTTTCACAGAAGACGATATTTATTTTCGCATAGGCGATGATGCATATCTTCACCGTTATTCTGAAGGTATAATAGAGCCGCCACTATATAGGGATGTTAATGGTGAAACGGCAAGACAAATAGGAACGCGTAATCCTTGGAGTCGTGCAACTACTTGGGAAGATGGCACTACAGTATTAATGCTTCTTGGTGATGTTAATATTGAAGAATTACAAGATGCTAACCGCCCTTACGAGTTGCCTGATAACTTGGAAGCTGTGACTTTAACACTTTCTAGCCATATACAAATTGGTGATACTGTAAGTGAAGATGCTGGAATCATTAAGTATGCTGATGATGATTTTTGGGGGTATAATGGCGCTGAATGGTTAAGTCTCACGCAACAAGGCGGTGAGGGTGGTGGTGATTGGACGCCACCTGAAGGGACAATAGGAGATATACTATATTACACTGGATCAGAAGTTGTTGAGCCAACTTCTCGTATTTCTGTTGGTGAAACTATCACCATTGAGGGTATTGAAATTGATGGCGACACTATTGTATTGAATAATACTGTTTTAGCTGAGACGTACATGACTGCATCGGCTTTTGAAATGGATGTTGATGATCTACGGGTTACAGCAGATATTTCTTTCAGTGTCGAATCGCCAATAATTGACTTGGGTGGTTTGGTTCTTGAAAATGCTTCCGTTATTTTACGTGATCCAGTTGTTTTTCAAGATTATTCTTTATGGTCTGTAACACCTGAGCCTGATAGCCCTGAAAATGGCATAATGTACTATGATGAAAGCATTGGTTTTCGTGCATATCAAGCAGGTGCTTGGCATCCCATGCTTGTCACTGAGATTGAGAATCCTTTTCCCATACCTGCCGATGAGCATGCAACAGTCTCGTATACTGCTGCTGAGGGTTGGCAACCTACTTCAGAATTATTACTTGACCCTGATGGTGCACAATTTGCTGGCCCCATCATAATTGGTGAGAAGCCTGAAGAGGCTCCGCTTGTTGCTGGTATGATCGAGTATGTTAATAATGATATACAAGGTATCTTGCGACATGGAGACAGCTATGTACGTGTATCGTTGACCAATATTCTTCCTAGCCAGATACTCCCTGATCCAGATTTAAATCCAAATGTCATACCCTATGCACTTAACAATGAATGGGTTTCTAGTGAAAGTTTCACTTATCTTGCTGGTGTATTATCAGCTCCGATAGTGCATCTTGGTTCAGATGAACTTGGTGGGCAAATAACCTATTCTATTAGTGCAGATGCTCTGCGTTGGTGTGATGCTGAAGGAACTTGGCATAATCTCACGGGGACTGGTGGCACAGTAGTGGTTCCTGGTGAAATTGGGTCTATGCTTGTTAGTGATGGGGTAGAATGGTCTACTGCTGAAGGTTTATCATACATTAGCAATGTATTAAGCGCCGATGGTTTACAAGGGCATGGCTTAGAGATCATAAATATTGCTGAAGAAGCAGTTGCCAGCATAAATAGCAGTGGGCATATTATAGGGACACGCTTAGAGATTGGAGATATCATTATTTCTTCTCTAGGTATTTCCGGCGTAAATAGCATACAAGTAGAAGATTTATCTGTGACAACTTTGCGTGTGGATAATCTAGTTGTTTCAGATTTGCCTGATACTTGGGCTGTTGAGACTTTGAATATTGGATCATTTAATTTCTCAGTTAATGAAGATGACGATCTACTGTTGAAATATAACGCCTTGGCGATTGCAACTGTCGCAGATACTGGTGAAGTTACTTTTAACCATGACGTTACGATGCCTTCATTAACCATAGATGGGGAGGTTACTTTCGAGTATGCAATAACTGTAGGAGATGAACAATATCCCGGCATTCAAGATACTCCTGGGATGATACGATATAATGGGGATTTTCAAGGTAATCTTGGTAATGGTCGTTGGGCATCTTTCACATTGTCACTTGCTGACGGATCTTCAGGCATAGGTGAAGATTTACTTGCACCTTTTGGTTCTGGTTTATACTGGAATGGTGAACAATGGTTCAGGAACGATATTTTCCGTATCGGTGAAGATGGTGCGATATGTATCGGGGATACTGATACTGCTTATCCCGGTGTTATTCGATTCAATGAGTCCACAGAGAACTTCGAAGGATGTATTCAAGCAGGTGTATGGGTGCCTCTTACGGGTATTGACGTGGAACTTCCTTCATTACCCACAGGCTCTACTGATGATTCTACTCTGCGATGGACAGGTGCTTATTGGGTGGAGAATCCAAGTTTACTTTCTGATGGAGTCATGACTTGGTTGAATCTACTTGAAATTGCACCCTATGAGAACTTCTACGACAATGGGTCTGTTAGTAATTTTGCTGATGTTGGAGAATCAACGGTATACATTCAAGGTTTTTCTACTGCTCCTACTGGTGTCATTCAATTCTCTAATCATGCCACGGAATACCAGATTCTTACTTCTACTTCTGAAGTAATGACTATCGGACAGGTTGGTGATCTCGAACACGGTCTTACGAATGCCGTTTCCGAAGGCATAACAATTAGTATTGACGGTGTGCTACCAAGACCAGAAGCAGCTGGTGGACAGATTCGGTATAATCAAAATGACTTTGAAGGGTTCGTTGAAAATATTGGTTGGGTATCCTTTACGGGTCATCTTAGCGTATTACCTACACGGAGTGGTGATACACAGTTGGCTACTGGGCATGGCCTGTATTTCGATGGTGAGATGTGGCGTGCTTATCATGACATACGTATGCTTGATAGCAGTGTTGAATTTGACACTGATATTTTAGTTACTGGTGATCTTGATGTATTTGGTGCAGGTGTATTCGACAGTGTGCGCTTAGTTGCAAATGATGATGTTATTGCGGCCACAGGAACAATTCGATTCAATAGTAGTGTAAACAGATTCGAGGGCTGCGATGTTGCACAAAATTGGTGTGCTTTGAGCTCACCTATTCTTGAGACTGCACCTCTGACAGACGGCGACATGTTGGTGTATTACGAGGGTGATTGGATCAATACATCCGCATTGGCTGTAAGAGGAAGCGGTGAATCTGCATACATTTCAATTGAGCCTGTTGATATCCATTTCAACGATAAATGGTTATGGCGTAGTAGGATTATAGAAGTACCTGTTGGCGAAGGCTTAGATAGCATTCAGAATGTATTATCACTTGTCGATAATTTTGAAGAGGAAGCATACTACATTAATATATTTGGAGATGCTACTGGTGATGAAAAACCAGATCCTTATATTGGTGTGACTTTGCCAATTTCTTCTACGGAAGGTTTGAATCTTGGGTATGAAGATGGTTATCTTTCGGAATATCTGCTTGATGTTAATGGCACCTCTATTCTTAGAGGAAATACTTCAATAGTTGGAAATATCACGGCTTTGGGTGGTACTATTAATGGTACATTAACAGTAGGAAATGATCTTCTCGTTGACGATGGTGATTTGGTATTGTTAAATGGCATGGTGGAAGCGCAGAGTCTATATATTTATGAGGAAGGTTTCTTTGGCACTACTGTTCGTGTAGGGTATAAACAAGGACCAGCAGAGATTGGTGCTATTCGTTATTCTACGCCGGATAATGTGGGGCGTGGTGATTGGGAAGGCTGGGATGGCGAGCAATGGGTATCGTTTACGGCGGGCTTTCATGGACAAGCTATTTGGGGCGAGCCTCTTGAAGGCGACGTTGTGGCCTTTGATGGTGAAAGATGGCGTCCATCGCAGGGTATGTCTATCATTGATGACACTATCTATCTTGGGCGGACTTTGCTCAATGGCAATGATGGGATTAATGGTGAAATTCGGTTTACTGGCACACATGCCGAGGTATTAATAAATGGATCATGGATTACACTTAATAATGGTTTACCTGAATTACCTTCTGGATCTTCCAACGGTGAAATTGCTTACTGGTATATTGATACTTGGCTTCCTACTGATGCTTTGCTTGTCACACCTGAAAAGATACAAGTAAATAGCGTATTGGAGCTATCTAATTATATAGAAACAGCCCCAGCAGCAGGTGGACAAGTTCGGTATAATCAGAATGACTATGAAGCATATATAGAAGATATTGGGTGGGTTTCTTTGACTGGGCATGTGCCTTTTCAGAAGCCATGGGAATATCCTAATCAATTACTTTGGAGTGATGGTAATAATTGGGTAGCTTATGAAGGTATTGATATTGATCCCTTAAATGGCATTACATCTTTGGTGGGATCATTAGAAATTGCTGAGAGTATAATAGCAGGATCAGAAATAATTGCTGGTGACAGGATCACATCTGGTGCAGGTGTAGTATTAGCCATTGACAATGATCCCACGGATCATACACTATATGCAGATGAACAAAATCGCCTCAGATATGATGGTAGTATAATAGGATATGGTGAAAATAACTGCGATGACAGTATTCCTCGCGGGGCAGTGTATTGGGAAGCTCGACAATTTCGTAACAGCTCATCTGTACGAATGATGACTAGGAGTATATAGGCATGGAAACTGCTAGATTTGAAACATACTATAAGGATGGTATACAAGTTGGTTATCTGACTAATCAAGTAAATCCTGGCAAGCAGATACAAGAATGCGAGATAACTTGGGAGGATGATTTTTATCAGCGTGTACAAGTTTATGCATATACTGTGCCTAGCTTGAATACTCAATATACCTTTTCACAATGGGAAAGATATATCTCCGGGTCGTGGACTCATTTTACTTACAATCCGCGTATAGATGATTTTCATTTATTTGGATATGATTATCGTGCAGTATATTCGGCCATAGCTGGTCCGGCTACTTGCTTAGTGTCTTTTGAGGCAGGACTAAATGGCACACTCAGAGTAAATGGTGTGCCAGTGAGTAGTAAACAGTATACCACAGCTCGTGATACTGTTTATTTAAGCGATACTATTAGTGTAGTGCCAGATGCTGGCTATGTCTTTTCACATTGGACAGCCAATATTGGAGGAAGTGATCTAAATACAAATTTATCCTCAAGTATTAGTGGTCTTATTGGGCTAAAAGCATATTATGATACAGTGTATACTGCACATTTCGTACCAGCAACATATACTATTAAGTATAGTCCTGATACGTATTCGCAGATTATTGGTGAGGCAGTTCAGATTAAATCTATGGGCAAATATACATCTGAAGTTACAGCGGTTATAAAAACGGATCATCTTAAGACTAAGATATTCAGTCAATGGTCAGATGGAGAGTTAAATGCAACACGCTCAGATCTTGTTGAAAGGGATCGTACTTACCATGTATGGACTACGAATAGGTTGTATGATTGCCATTTTGAAACTGATGGTCTTGAGTCAAATATTGGCTATATAGTAATTGATGGATCAGGACAGCAGCAGTCTATAGATCAATCTGTAGCATATAATACAAGTATTACAGCAACAGCTTCACTCTATTCAGCATATACTGCTTCTCATAAATTTCTAGGATGGTATAAAAATGATGTGCTTGTAACCTCAAATACTATACTGACCCTCACTATAACTGAGGAGGGAACTTGGCAAGCACGATTTGCACGTAAATCTTATACAGTGAATTTCGTGCCAGGAACTAATGGCATTATTACAGGTAGTCTTGTTCAAACCGTTTCACATGGCTCTAATTGTACAGCAGTTACGGCTATTCCCAACGAGAATTACACATTTAAAATGTGGTCTACCTCTGCTACAAGTAATCCATATACTTATTCAAATGTCACAAGTAATCGTACAATATATGCATATTTTGAACCGATTGTGTCCCCTCCTGAAACATATACAGTGACATATACTGTTGAAAATGCTGAGGGGCTTGCTGAAGCTTGTGGCAATATTTACAGTAGTATTGGACTATCATTATCACGGTCATTTACTGATATTGCAGAAGGTTCTGATATACCTGAGCCGATAATAGCAATACCTCTTACTGCGTATGAATTTTGGAAATGGGCAGATAATGACTCTACTGATCCTGTGCGCCAGGATACAAATATAACTGCTGACTTGGAAATAGTAGCTTTATTTACTAAAAAGCGATATACATTAACATATTCTACTAGTATTGGTGGATCTCTTCAAGGTGTAACCTCACAAATAGTAATGCACGGTAATAATAGTACTCCAGTACTGGCTGTACCTGCTGTAGGGTATGACTTTACAAGATGGCTATCTGATAATGTTACTAGCAATCCAAGACAAGATCTCAATGTTATTGCAGATAAAACTGTTACAGCTCTATTTACTGTTGAAAATTATGCTGTATCTTTTGAGGTAAATGATTCAGATCTTGGTGAGATCAGTGATGATACTATACAATATGTAGATTATAATGAACTTTGCATAGGAGTTACAGCTAATGTAAAAGAATCAGCTGTAGGATATGAATTTAAATATTGGGCTAAAAGATATAATGATGGCACAGAAGAGCAAGTTACAACACTTTCAACATTACCACCAACGCGAATTACAGAGGCGGTAACTTTTATTGCTTATTTTGGTCTAATTGAACACACACTTACTTACAGTACAGAAGCACAGGGAATTTTACTTGGCGCAACTGCACAGACTGTAGAGCATGGTGGTGATGGTTCCACTGTGACTGCTGTACCAATGGATCATTGGCACTTTGTACAATGGTCAGATGATAATACAGATAATCCCCGTACTGATGAAAATATCACACAGGATATATCTGTTACAGCAGAATATGCAATAGATACTTTCACTCTTGAATATGCCGCTGGTGCTAATGGGTCTATTTCTGGCTATACACCACAAACAGTAAATTATGGTGCTTCTGGCACAGCAATACTTGCTGTGCCAGATACAGGTTATCACTTCGTTGAATGGTCTGATAGCAATACCAGTATTTTGCGTACTGATGTTTTCGTGACTGAAAATATTTCTGTAACAGCATTATTTGCAATTAATGAATACACAATACAGTATATAGTTGAGGGGGCATCTGCTGGGCATATTGAAGATGAGCTAAATTTAGTACAAACGGTGGAACATGGCTCTAATGCCATTACTATGACTGCTGTTTTAGACTTGCCGACAAGTCATTATTTTCAAGGATGGTATTTAAATGGCTCAACTTTTATCAATAATGACCTTACACATCAATTAACGAGCGTCACAGCTGACACGATTATCACTGCACGTTTTACTATTAATACTTATGTAATAACATATCTAGCAAATAATGAGGCATATGGCCATATTACGCCTGATTTAACTTATGCTACACATGGTGGTGTCAGCAATCCCGTAGTAGCAGAAGCATATACAGGATATGAGTTTGCTCAATGGTCAGATGGAGAACTTGCTACTTCCAGGTTTGAAACTGGTGTAACAGAAAACTTAGAGATCACAGCAGTATTTCAAATTGCAGAATATTCATTAGACTATACCGCAGGATCTAATGGATCAATAGTTGGGGATACATCACAAACTGTTCAGCATGGCTCTGATGGCACAGCAGTTACAGCAGTTGCAGACGCACATTATGAGTTTTGGAAATGGTCTGATGAAGTTCTTGATAATCCACGCGCTGATACAGAAGTCACTGATGATATTGCTGTAACTGCCATATTTCGTTTAGAGCGTTTCACACTCACTTATACCGCAGGGGTAAATGGTAGTATTGGCAGTGGAGCAATACAGGAGGTTGAGTATGGCGCAAATGCTGCTCCTGTCTATCCAGTACCAGCGCAAAATTACAGCTTTAGTACTTGGTCTGATCTTAGTACAGATAACCCGCGTATAGATACTAATGTCACGGGTGACATTACTGTAGAGGCATCTTTTGTATATGATCCTACATTATATACAATAGAAGGCGAGACAGAAGTTGCAAATACGCAGATTATCGCTGGATTGCAAGGCGCACAAGCTGATGTTGATGGTAATTTCTCATTACAAGCTGCCTCAGGTCCAAATACAATTATTGCCGAGATCAATAGCCATACCTTTAATCCAATATCCCATTCTGTAAATGTCACTGAAAATTTGCGTCGTTGGCAACATACGTTTGATGGTGAGGTTTGGTGTTTACAGAAACTATCAGATGGCTCCGTTGTTGTTGGTGGTGCTTTTACCACAATTAATGGCATATCAAGAAAACATTTAGCACATTTTACTTCAGAAGGCGATTTGCTAGATGACTTGGATTTTGATATTTCTATATATAGTGGCGGTTGTTATGTTGCTTGCATGTATTACGATGAATCCAACGAGATGTTATATATTGGTGGGCGTTTTGGTGTACCTGATATTTATTTAGTGATGCATAATTATATTGCCTGTGTTGACTTAACTTATAATTATGTTGATCCTACTTTCACGGTGGCAAGTATTAATGGTACAGTGAGGTCTATAACTCAAGGGCATAATGGTTCAGCTACTGAGCTTGTTGTAGGCGGCTGGTTTACTTTACCAAAATTATATTTGATGGCAGTGGATCACACTACTGGGGCTGTTAATGCTACTTTTCAAGAAGTTGATGCAGTTGTTTACATTGTCAAGAATAATGGCACGGATTTATATGTTGGTGGTGCTTTTACCACAAACAATTCCAATTTAGCTAAGCAAGATCTTTCAACAGGCACGTGGACTTGGTATCCAATTAATCAAGGTGTGACTGGCACACATACGATACGGGCTATTACAGATATTGCTGGTACTGTTTTAAATGGCACATTAATAGGTGGACAGTTTGAAGAGGTCAATATTGGTGGTACAAAATATCCGCGAAACAACCTCGCATTAATGGATTTGAGTGCCGGTACACTTAGCACCACTACACTAAACGTTACAGGTACTGGTGCAATTGTACACTGTATCACAGATCAGTATAGGTTAGGTGGTATATTCACATCTGTAAATGGTGAGACAAGAAACAATGCTGCACGAATTAACCCTAATAATGACACTCCTATACATGGTCAATATCTATATGCGTATAATCCCGATGTCACAGGTACAGTCTACGCGATTGCTGAGATGGTAGAGGGTGGCAGTGTACCACGTGATGCGCGTGTACTGGTAGGTGGCAACTTTACTGAAGTTGGTACATATACTCGTAACAACATTGCCATGACACATACAGGTAATCTCGTCTATAATGGTTTACGCTTCGAGCCAACTATTAATAGATATACCATAGAGTATACTAACACTGATAGTCATGCTAATTTTGTGGGTAATACTTTACAAACAGTAGATCATGGCGAAGATGGTGAAGTCATTACAGCCACACCAGATACAGGCTATCAATTATCTACATGGTCAGATTACGAGTATGTTGATCCTATTGAAACTACTCGACAAGATCTTAATGTTACTGGAGATATATCTGTAGACCTTATTACAATGGTTCGGCAAATCGTACTTTGGTATGCACCAGGGTTAAATGCTTCTATTACAGGTGATAAGGTACAACTTGTCAATTATGGTGGTAATGGTACTGCTATAACAGTAGTGCCCGCGCCACATTGTAATTTTGTGCGTTGGTCTGATAGCAATACGGATAATCCTAGACAAGATCTTGCTGTAACGAGTAATGTACTTGTATCTGCTGTGTGTGAATTGGATACATTCACTCTGACATATGCTGCGGATGCTAATGGAGAGATTGATGGCAATACACCACAAATAGTATCTTATGGTAGCGATGGTACATATGTACAAGCTATTTCAATTTCTACGCTTTGGGTTTTTGATAGCTGGTCTGATGGTAACACAGATAATCCACGTATAGATGTATCTGTCACGGATGACATTACTGTTACTGCGAATTTTGTAGCAGCAAAATATGCAATATCTGGCACTGTTGGAGTAGAAAATGTTAAAATTGATCTAAGTGATGGGCAATTCACGTATTCTGATAGCTCTGGTTACTTTTTATTCGATGCAGTTGAAGTTGGTGAAATTACAATTACACCAACTAAACTTGGTTTTAATTTTACACCAACTAGTAAAACCATTAATCTTGTACAGGATTATACGGGTTTCGAGTTCCTTACGGACACATCCGTTGCTAAAGTATTGGTACGGCCAATAAATAGTAAGATGCTAATTGGTGGAGATTTCACTGAAGTTAATGGCTACCCCCAAAGTCAGTTAGCAAGATTTATACCTACAGATCTATTTGAGTTTTCTTTTAGCCCAATATTGCCTAGCAGCTGCAAAGATTTTCTGATCCAGTCAGACGGTAAAATTATGGTACTTTGTGAGGACTCTGTGCTACGGCTTAATACTGATGGTACTGCCGATGGTACTTTCACTACAGCTACTTTGAACGGATTAGGTGAGTGTCTTGGTATACAGACTGATGGCAAGATCATTATTGGTGGTGCATTTACCACAGTGAATGGTGTTACACGTAACCATGTTGCACGGTTAAATACAGATGGTACTCTTGATATTGCATTCAATCCTGATATCAATGGGGACTGTTATGCACTTGTAGTACGTCCAAATGATCGGATTATTATTGGTGGTGCTTTCACCACAGTAAGTGGATCCATTAGAAATTATATTGCTAGACTTGATTCTAATGGTGTTTTAGATGGCACATTTAATCAAAGTCTAAATGGTGCCTGTAGAATCATTACTCTACAGAATACCATAGACCATGCAAACTGGATGGTAATTGCTGGTGACTTCACTGAAATTGCTGGCGAGGCTAGACAGTATGTTGCTAGATTAGACGCAGATGGCGAACTTGATGCTAGCTTTGCCCCCGTACTTGATGCTCCTGTATTATCTATTTGTGTCAAGGTTGATGATACTATATTAATTGGTGGCGAATTTACAACTGTTGATACTGAACTGCATGGTCATATTGCACAATTTCTTGCTGTTGGCACACTTGATGACTCTTTTGTTACTTATTGTAATGATAATGTTACAAGCATTGCTGTACGTGAAAGTGATGACAAGATCATTATTTGCGGTGATTTTGATTATGTCAATAGTAAAAGCACAAATAATAATGTTCGTCTTAACAGTGATGGTACACTGGATCAAGGCGTTTACTTCGAGCCTGAATATATAACATTCACCTGTACATACACTGCTGAAGATGGTGGAATGATTGTTGGCGTGACACCACAAACAGTAGAAATTTATAATGATTGTTCTACCGTTGAAGCATTACCCTATAACAATGCTACTTTTGATGGCTGGAGTGATGGAGTATTAACGGCACAGCGTACTGATGAAAATATAACTGAAAATATAACTGTTACTGCGCAGTTTACACTCTATTATACCATACAATATGCTACCTCTATAGGCGGTACCATTGATGGAACAACTTTACAGCTCATTGCAAGTGGTAATTCTGGTACAGAAGTTATAGCATTGGCTGATCCATTATATGTATTTAGTCACTGGTCTGATGGTAATACTTCAATTACACGTACTGATGGCAACGTACTTGCTGATGCTACATATACGGCTAATTTCGTATTGCTTGCAGATCAGTACACCATACAGGGTAATGTTGAAGTTACAGATGCTAGTATCACTGTAACAGGGGATGACACACTCACATCTATTACTGATGGTAATTTTCAAGCAGCAGTAAGCTCAGGTACGAAAGTATTTACACCCACGCATACACAGTATGATTTTACACCAGTAAACGCCTCGCGTAATATACAAAATTCGTTATATGCTTGGAGGCATCAGTTTGCTGGCATAACTAATTACTATGCAATTTTTGCAGTTGGGCACATCGCTGATGTTACAGTTATTGGTGGTAACTTTCGATTTGTTAATGGTAATCTCAGAACAAGTTTAGCATTTTTCGATTCTACGGGTATGCTACTTGATATTCCCTTGGTCCTAACTTATGAAGATTCACCTGAAAAAGATGTTGTTATTACCTCATTATATTATTCACCAGCTATTAATAGTCTATTTATTGGCGGTGAATTTACGCATGTTCAAGATGGCACTGCAAAATATGCTCGACGTAATCTAGTGCAAATTGATTTAGATTATAAGGTCACATCTTTCGATGCGGGTATTACCATAGTACCACGATGTATACATGAATCTGGTCTAGCAGTTTTTCCGCTTGGTGATCTCACTGATGGTTTGCAGTATTATAACAAGATTACTGGTGCTTTGATGGGTTCAGTACCTGCTTGTAATGGTACAGTGTATACAATTACACGATCTACAATAAGTGGCAAGCATAATTTATTTTTTGGCGGCGATTTTACTGTGATAAATGGTCAAACACAGAATAAAATTTGTCGTGCTTATTTAGATAATACAACCTTGACTATAGCCACTAATTTTGCCCCAACAGCAGTTGATGGCACAGTACGCGCATTATGCCTCGATGCTAATGGCTATCTTTGGGTCGGTCGGCAAACCTCTAATTATTTACGTGTACTTAATATTAGTACAGGGGGAAATGCACCATATACCTTAGAACAACCAACACATGCTGTTTTTAATTTGCATCTCAAGGATGATACTATCTTTGCGGGACAAACACCTTATACTTTAACAGGTGGTATTAAAGATGATCCTTTATCTTTCAGCTCGGCAGCTATAATCTATGCAAGTGATGATCCTGATATTACTGGGTTAGGGTATGCAACAGATATTCTTGGAGGTAAATTTACCTCAACGAATGGGCATACACGATATGGTGTTTGTCGTTTAGGCGCAACTTACAATACGCTATATGAGGGCTTGAAGTTTCTTGCAGCACCGAAACAATTTACTCTAACTTATACTGTTGATGCTAATGGCACACTTGATACTGGAGTGCTTGAAGTAGAACAGCAAGTTGATTATGGCTCTACTGGTGTTGCTGTTACGCCTACTGGTAATACTGGTTATTCTTTTGCTTGCTGGAGTGATAATGCTTCTGTACTTGGAGAAGTTGCGATACTGGCAGCAGAAGGTGCTACTACTGTAGAGTTTACTGGCTCAGTTGAAAGTGGATTGGTTCGTTTTGGGATTAGTGAAGTCATCTATCTCATTGTGTCTGCTGATCCAATTAGCCATACCATTGAACTGTGTCAATACTATGACAGAGAAGCAGGTTTAGTTGAAGAGATTGCTGCTGGTATAGAAATTCATCAAGTCAACTCACAAAATCCACGCATAGACGAGAATGTTACTGATGACTTAGCAGTTACAGCCTTCTTTGGGCTTATAGAATATATAATGAAATATACCGCAGGTGCTAATGGTACTTTAACCTGTGCGGGCGAAACTGGCTTAACCGAAGTTCAACAAAATGTGCTACATGATAGCACTGCTGATATGGTCACAGCAGTTCCTGATTTTGGATATGATTTTGTTGGTTGGGATGATGGTGTATTCACGAATGCTCGTACTGATCTATCCGCCAATATTAATGTTACAGCATATTTTGCTACTGGTCAATGGCTAGTAAGTTATCTTGCTTCTGAAGGTGGCACTATTGAAGGTGATACTTCTCAGATAATTACGCATGGCTCTGATGGCTCAAAAGTCACAGCGGTTGCTAATACTGGATGGCATTTTGTAAACTGGAGTGATGCTTCCGAAGTTGCAGAACGTCAAGAAATAAACGTCACAGAGAGCATGGCATTTACTGCAACTTTTGAAAGAGACTCATATACTTTAACTTACGCCACTGACAATTATGGCACACTTATTGGCGAAACCACACAGACAGTATTGTATGATGACAGTGGTACAGCAGTAACAGCAGTACCAATAGATCATTATACTTTTTTGGAGTGGTCAGATGAACGTACTGATAATCCACGCATAGATGCCAATGTCACTGAAGATGTAGAAGTCACTGCAAGATATACCGAAGCTAAGTACACCATTACTTATCGTGTAAGTGATTCTGATGCTGGCTTACTCTATTTGTATGAAGATGCTACTTGGGTTGCTTATCCTGATGGGATTACATTAACTGATATAGAATATGGCAGTAGCACTGAAATTTCAAAAGTTAAGGTGGAAGTACTTAATCCTGATTATACTTTTGTACAATGGGATGATGGCGTACTTACATCCGAGAGATATGAGTCTGATGTTGATGCTGATAAAGAGATCATTGCAGTTCTACAATACAAGATTTGTTCCATAAGTTACCTCACTGATGAAAATTGTACAGTGTCAGTGGATCAATCTACTTGGTTAGATTCCATTCAAGATACTTTGAATAGTGGTGAAGATGGTCCTGTAATCTATGTGCAGGCTAAACCTGGATTAAATTTCATAGGTTGGAGTGATGGCAATGCTAATAATCCTCGGCAAGATCTAAATATCCACTTAGACCTATTAGTTACTGCCCTTGCTTCTGAATCTGGTTATCTCAAGATTCGTTGTGTTACTAATGATGATGCAGCAAATGAACAAGAAGTTGGCGTGGATGTAGAACCCCGCAAGTCAGGTCGCTGGAGAATTGCTGGCGAGACATCTTATTGGCGAGAATATGGCATTTTTTATGCCGTGCCTATAGGCGAAGTAACTGTCGAGTGTGATAATGTTAATGGGTTTATTACACCAGCTATAGAACATATAGATATTGTCACTACGGGTACTTATCAAACTTGTGATATTGAATACACTAGGTCAGTCTATACAATTAGTGGGAATATCCATGATTCTGAAGATATTGGACAAGCAAATGTAGATATACTAGATGCTGATGATATTTTAATTGCAAGTACCGATGTTAATGGTGATTATACTGTATCTATAGATGCAGGCACAACTATAATCTTACGCCCTACTTATGGTGGTTGGAGTTTCCATCCCGAAACACGTAGATTTGATGCTCTTGCTGAAAATATGACTGGACAAGATTATATCTGCGAAGAGAGTGGCGTTAGCATAACTTATACTGTGTCTTTGCAATCTGGTGGTGGTGGCTCTGTAGTTGGTGCAGGTACATATGCAGCAGGTACAGAAGTTGTTATTAATGCCCTACCTGATACTGGATATGACTTTGTGGAATGGCGATATGTTAGTACGGGTGTACAATATGGAACTGATGCTGAAAATACTTTTGCATTGAACTACAATATTTCTTTACAAGCCATATTCACTACCGCAGTATACACTGTTACGGCCAGTGCAGGATCAGGCGGGACACTTACTTGTGCAACTTCACAAGATATATCTTATAATACCATGTGCATAGTTTCATGCACATCAAATACTGGATATACATTTACAGGATGGTACGATGAGAATGAAGTTCGTAAATCTCTGCAAACCACTTATAGTTTTGCAGTTATGCAAGATGTGACACTAGAAGCACGGTTTGTACTTACAGAAAGCATACCCCCTGAAGATACACATGGCGATATAGTTGGACTTATGACTGATGAGATGGGCATAGATGGTCTACTCACTATTGGTAATAATGTTGATGAGCCTACTGGTATAGCTTTAGGTATTTGGCGAGCCAATGATACAGATAGTTATCCATTAGATGAGTGGTATCTTGCTATTACTGATGAGCATATCGCTACTCAACGTGGTTTATTCAACGCGCCATCAGATCAGACTATTCATATTGCTTTTGGTGAAACCACAGAAATTCCCACATTACAGGGCACTACTTTAGAGTATACTTCGGCAGAAATTGGGACACTTAATGCAGCAACACTAAATGCAAATATAGCTGAAGTTACTAATCTCACTGTGTCTGGTATCGCTTCTTTCTTACATGGTTCGGATATGTATACAGACTCATTATTTTCCACAGGCTATATTCATGTCGGACAAGATAATACTTATGATAAGCGTATTGGTGCAATTCGATATACAGGAGCATTACAAGCGGAAGTAATTGAAGTTAATGGCACAAGTATCACGTTTGATCAGAATTTTGGTAATATTATTGGTGCGCCTTTAATTTATCGTGGTGCTGCAACTGAATTTACTATTCAAAGTGGATCAGATGATACTTTCATACTCAATTCTGCCGGACAACTTGGTGAGTGTATTATACTTATTGCTGGTGATTGGGAAGGTTGGAATGGCACTGAATGGGTTTCATTTACATCTTCTGGTGGAGAGGATGGTTCTGGTTTACCCCCAGTTTCTGGTGATAATAAATTTCTTGTATCTGGAAATGATGATTGGACCATCAAAACACTTGAAGATGTACAAGCACTTATTGGCGAGGGTTTACCCATACCAGAGGCAGCAGGTAATTTACTTTTATCCACTGAGGACGCATGGGATCAAGTAGACGCTGAAAGTATACTTCCAGATATCATGGAAGATAATAGCTTTATGGTTTCTGATACAGGTAGTTGGGCCGCCAAAACTATTAGTGAAACTAGAATAATTCTAGGCATAACTTATACACATACATTGATAACCATCGCAGATGTTCAAAAAATTGGAAACGATCTTGACTTTCCACTTGACGGTGACTATGTACTTGGTGGAGATATTACAGCAAGTGAAACTCTAACATGGAATGGGGGGTTAGGTTTTGATCCAATAGGTGATAATGCAACGCCATTTACAGGCACATTTGATGGTGCTGGATATACCATTTCTGGTTTGTTTATTAATAGACCCTTAGAAGATTATGTTGGGCTATTTGGTGCATCATCAGGAAGGATTTCTAATGTTAATATGTCTGGAGCAGTTATTACTGGTAGAGATCATTGTGGTCTTCTCGCAGGCTTCAATAATGGCACTATTATAAATTGTTCTGTAGCTGGTATAATGACAGCTACTACTAATGTGGGTGGTCTAACTGGACGAAATGCAGTATTAGGTGGAATCATTTCAGACTGTTATACTAATGTGCTAGTTACAGGTGATACGAGATCTGGTGGTTTAATTGGACAAAATGGTGGTACAGTTACAAAATGTCATGCTATTGGCAAGGTTATTGGATCAGTATCGACTGCTGGTGGATTAATTGGTTTAGTTACTCAAGGGTCAATAACAAATTGTATTGCTGAAGGTGCAGTATCTTGCCCTGATTGGGCTGGTGGACTTATTGGTCGCAATCATACTGGAATAACAGAAAATTGTTATTCTATTGGCCTAGTTACATCAGTTGGAATAGCAGGTGGTCTAATTGGCGAGAGTACTGGTATAACCACTTCATCTTATTATAATACAGAAACTAGTGGGCAGATTGATAATAGTGGTAAGGGTGTGCCCAAAACAACTGCGCAAATGTATAAAACTGCAACTTATATTGATTGGGATTTCTTAACTATTTGGAGTATTACTGAAGGTGTTTCATACCCTTCTTTGACTCCTACAAATCCAATTATTTATATTTCCAGTATAGAAGAGTTGCAAAAGATAGGTACTGATCCTGAGTATCCTTTGAACTCGCATTACGAGTTATTAAATGACATTGATGCAAGTGCTACTCATGAATGGGTAAATAATTTTACCCCTATAGGGTATCCAGAAAATATATTCAGTGGTAGCTTGAATGGCAATGGGCATGTTATTAGTAATCTCAAAGTTGGTCATATGCTGTCTAGTTATTTCGGAGATTATTTAATCTATTATAATACTGGGACTGTTAAGAATCTAAAATTGATAAGCACCATTGGTGGACTAGTTAATGAAAATCATGGATTGATCCAATCATGCTCTATTCAATGCACATTTGAGTCGAGTATTCCCGCTTTGGGTGGTCTAGTTAGATATAACACAGGAACTATCTGGAATTGTTGTGCAAATATTCAAGTTGAAATGGACCTTCAAGACGTAGATATTGGCGGTCTTATTGGCATAAATTATGGCTCAATTGTAGATTCTTATGCTATTGGTAACATTGAAAGTAATCTTCCAGCAACAAGCATGGGTGGTTTAATTGGTCAGAATACTGGTAGTATTATAAATTGTTATAGTCTAGTCCACGTTAATAATTATGGTGGACTTGCCGAGGCGAGTGGTCTAGTTGGAGTAAATCAGGAAAATGGTGCTATTACGAATTGTTATGCTGCGGGGCTTGTTGAAGGCAATTTCAAATATGGCATCACACAGGGTAGTGGAACTGTAACAGACTGTTTTTATGATGGTGATACTACGACTTGTACAGATGGTGATCCACAAACTACTGATGAGATGTACACTGAAGCCACGTTTCTTAACTGGGATTTTGCAGATACATGGAAAATTCTGGGAGGTATTGGTTATCCCAAGTTGACGTGGCAAGATGATGATATTGAATTGGATCTTAATGGCGCGGTCATATTTGGTGACCGTGATACAGATGGTTCTTGGTGTATTAAACGGGATCAAGGTGATCTTGTTTTTGCAAAACGCATTGGTGGTGTTTGGGTGGTTAGTGAAACCATATTAGCGCCAGGTGCATAAGGAGATGAAAGATGAATTGGATTGAAACTTTCGTAAGCACATTTACAGACGCAGAACGCCTCGAAGATCTCACTGAAATCAGTGATCTTCTACGTGCCTTGCGTAGACAGGTGGTTAAAGACACGAATACTATGAAAAGGGTTAATGCTAGTACCATTACTGATATTGCTGATAGCGCTTCAGCATTGCGTACTAGCATGAATGAAGGTACTTCAGGGCAGACAGATGCAATAAGAACACTTGCAACTGCGTTGTATGAGCACTTCGTACCTTCAGGAGCATAAGCATGTATCCAAGATGGTATCCAGAATTTTATGATCTCAAGGTTGAACCGTATATACTATTCAGCCAAGAGTACAATCTGTACTATCTCGGATATGGGCCAAATAATACAATGGCTCGACGGTCATACCCTGCAACAACTGGAATAGATCCTTTACATGTCTATGATTTTGCTCAGCTCAAATTCACATTTGGAGACGCACTAGGCCAGGAGCCTGATGGTGTTTTTTCAGTTTGGGATTTAGCTGGAGATCATTATAGAGTTGAAGTCAAGGATGACATTTTAGTTGTAGCAGAAACACAAGAACCTTTGCAAGAACAAGGTTTAGTTGCTGAAGACTTTCTTGCTGGGACACAGGACGATATGGGGATACCCGATGGCAAAGTTAAAATAGGCGCGGTTATGTATACTTTCTATAATGGCGCTCCACTTACGCCGCTGGAAGTGGATGTGCCGAAGGACACACCATACAAAGTATATGCCAAAGCCTATTGCTATCAGTATGTCAATATTGATGATGCCTCCATTTCCTTTCCCGGCTCCGCGTGGTCGCTGCGCCCTTTATCCTATCATTCCCTTATACCGCTGGGCGCAGCGGCCTATGCTGATAGTCATTGGAATCCTTGGCTCTTCCCATTACCATTTCCGCAGCATACGCATAGCAATGATGAACGTGTTATTAAGGATAATGGTTGGGTATCTTTAATGATGGTGCCAAGTATGCAATATGATCGTGACAAGCATTATTGGGAAAATACTTTTCCAATGGCTCACGACATCAATACACCATTGCATAGGGGCTTCATCCGAAATGATCCTTTGGTTGTGAAATTGCGTAAGTCTTATCGAGTGCATTGTGAGAATCACGTATGAATATACTGCATTACGATACCGTTGAAAATGTAGAATATGATGCCCCTGCTATTGTGTTTGCAGGTAATTCTTATTATTTGCGTTTCAATGATCCCAAAGAATTTTTAGATGTACCTTATTATCCTGGTGCTTGGCAGAATCTCGATAATCTGGAGCGCGATAGGCGTATTCATATTGTACATACGCCAGCGGTGAATGGTTTTAATTTGGATTATGCCACTGATTGGTTTCCCGAAGAAAGCGAATTCAAAGCACTAGCCAAGACTGATGATGAGGGTAATAGCCTCATGGAATTCTATTTTGGTAAATCTGGAATAGCGGTAGTTATTGATCGCTATTCCTTAATATATGAAACTTTTCTAGGTGGTTATATTACGGGTATTGCATATCAATCAGTCAATGCACAAGACGATGCTTCTGAAGTAGAGGCACACCCATTACCGGATTACGAGTTTTATAAATGGTCGGATCTATGTACAATTAATCCACGGCAAGATAAATTTGTCATAATGGATGTTGATGTCTCTGCTGTTTTTGACGATGCCACTAAATTTTTTATTTATTTGCCTACACGTTATTGGGCGGGATCAGACTATGCTTATAGTACATTCAATGGTGAGCAGTTTCAAACAAAAGGTACGGCTATTGCAGCAGTTGTACCAGATAATCATAGATTTTTGGGATGGTCTGATGAATTACCCTTAAATCCACGGACAGACACAGATTCTGTAACTGTTTATCCTTTATTTGAATTGGATCTTTATACACTAACCTATTGGGGAGTAGGCTCACAGGTTGTTGAACACGGCATGGATGGATCAGCTGCTGCTATTATTGCACCAGAAGGTGAAACATTCATGGGTTGGTTATGCGACGGTTCGCTTGTAAGTACTGATAATCCACATACAACTTTGAACGTTACTGAATACAAAGAATATTTTCCATTATTTGAAACTTCAGTATACACTGTTAATTACACCGCTGGGCCAGGAATCACATTAACTGGCGCATTATCTCAAGAATTAGAGCATGGCGAAACTGGGGAACCGGTATGCGCTGATGACATTGTAACTTGGTCTGATGGATTGCTTGCCGATTCACATTATGTAGTTAGAGCTACGGAAAATAAGGATATTGTTGCATATAATGCATACACACATGGTGTGGTAATTTATCATGGTACAAATGGCACTTTTTCCGGTGACACTGTGCAAATTGTAACATATAATACTAGCGGTGATGTGATTACTGCTGTACCAGATGAAGGGTATGAATTTGTAGTATGGTCAGATGGCATTGAAACTACTTCACGCCGAGATCATAATATAATAGGCGCCACTTACATTGAAGCCATTTTTCAACGTAAATCCTACACACTTGACTACTTATCAGCGGAGAATGGCAGTATATCTGGTCAGGCTAATCAGGTTATTGAGCATAATTTCAGTGGCACGTCTGTTAAAGCCATACCAGATGAGGGTTACATATTTAACGAGTGGTCTGACGGGTATAAACGAGACATTAGAAAAGATGTGAAAGTTACTGAGAATTTACAATTCACGGCATCTTTCAAGGTTCGAGAATACAATGTCCAATATATTGGGACATTGGAGGGTATTGCTGAGCAAGTTGTTGCACATGGAGAAAATTCCACGGAAGTTACAGTAGTGGTACCTGCTGGGCATGAGTTTGTGAAATGGTCGGATGGCGAAACAACTAATCCAAGAAGAGATGTCAATGTAACTTCAGATATTTATGTTATCGCTGAAATTCGTAAACAGCGTTTCATTTTGAATTATTTAAATACGGAAGTGCAATTGGTTGAGTATAATCAAAGTGGATCAGAAGTGGAATGTACATCTGAAACATTTTATGGTTGGTCAGATGGTGTGCTAACCGCTAAGCGTACAGATGATAAGATCACTGACAATTTGTTTGTATTACCACGTATTCACCCTACGCAAGAAGAGATAGACGATGAGGCTGCGGATATACAAAGGCGTATAGCCACATTACAACAAGCCTTGCAAACTTACGATGTTGTAGAAATACAAGAAGAACTTGGTATAGAATTCACACCTGAAATACAAGCTCTCTTGGAAGAACGTTTGCAGGCATTACTTGATTCGGAGGCTATGCCAGCCTTTCATTTAGCCACTTACGAGGTTAATGGCAATGGCTATATTCTTGGTGAACGTATACAAGAAATACGGGAAGGTGGTAATTCAAGATTCGTAAGAGCCTTGCCAAATCCAGGATGGCGATTTGTTAGTTGGTCAGATGGTAGTACTGAAGACACGCGCTTCGAGAGTGGCATGACAAGTGATGTTACACTTACCGCGAATTTCGAGGAAGCAGAGTATACAATAACATATGAAGTTATTGGCACAGGCACTTTGGAAGGTGAACTTGTGCAAACATTGAAATATGGCGAGGATAGTACCCCCGTTATTGCCGATGCACCTGTAACTTGGTCAGATGGCACGGAAGGACTGGTACATCAGATAACTGATGTAACAAGAGATCATGTCATTCATTGTAGTTTTAATGAAGATACTTTCATTGTATATATTGCCGGAGATCATGGCTCATTTGAAGATGGGGCTAAGCAAATTGTTTTAATAGACAGTGAACCAATTACTGCCATACCTGATTCAGGTTTCATATTCTCAGAATGGTCAGACGGATCTAAAGCACCTACTAGAGAAGATGTCTCTGGAGAGTATACTGCATATTTCATTCCGCGTTATGCAATTGTTGATACGAAAATTGATTTAGTTCCCGGTGATCTCATATTGCGTGACGAACGTTTTTCAGGTACATTATCTGGTCATGCTGGTGACTTCATTCTCAATGTCGATGGGCTAGAAGAAGAGATTTCCGATAAGCGTATAACAACAGAAGTACCTGAAGTAGTTGATACCGGCATAGTGTTGGAAGTTGCTGCTACACATATTGTCACTGATTTGTTTGAAGCAAGTAACTATGTATCCATTGGTGGTAGATTCTATACTGTTTTTTCTTATAGTCGTGGGAACTTATATCTTGTCGGGGATATTTCGGAAATTGAAGTTGGGGAAACTATCGAGACTTTCGAGACTCAAGAACATTTGCCATTAAGCGATAACGATTGGTCTGCATGGGCTAGTGGTTCCGAATTACGTGTAGGCGATGAAACGCATTGGGTATTGGATCATTACCCTAACGCTCGTTCAGAAGTTACAGGATTAAATGACCAGCCGATGTTTGATCTTACTGATTGGTCTTATCAAGATATGGATCAACATCCTGAGCCTATAGTTAGCCGTTTTCTGCCTGAAGTTTGGCAGCGTATAAACAAAGCCACTAGGAAAATTAGATTACAGACACCTTTGGAACAGGATTATGTTAATGCCCCATTTACTATAGTTAATAAGCAATGGTATGTTGCTTCTGTTGAATGCCTTAAAACATTGCCAAAAGGTCACGAGCCTAAATGTTTCCAGATCCTCCGAATAGGTGGTCAGGATTTACCTTATAGGTTACGCAGATTTGTGTTTCCGAATTGGGATTCTGATCGCCTAGAGGGTGATATCATATATGCTTATGGCCCACAATTCAACCCGCCGTATATCGATTCACGTTGGGAAGAGGATGAAGAGGGACACGATATATGCCAATATCCCAATTGGTACCAAGAGATGGAATATGGTGCTACATTTACTAGGGTATTAACTGTCAAACAATGGCAAGATTATGAAAGCATGGGTGATTTCGGAGACATGTTTGTTTGTGAATTAAACAAAAGCCCTTATAGTTTATTGATGCCAAGTATAGACGAATCTGGTTTGACTTGGACGAAATGGGACAAAAAACTTTATCAGGCAGGTATGCACTATGTATGAATATGCCACAAAAGATGATCTACCTAATATAAGACCACCCGCAATGGCTTATGTACGCGATGAAGCTGCGTATTATTGGCTATTTAATGAAGGCTGGCGTAGAACTGAGAATAGTTTCCTTGTGGCCGAGAGTACAACTATACCCGATGCTTGTCGTACAGCTTTACTCGCATCTAAAGAAGCAACAATCCTTGAGTATGCTGATGGTACAATTACATTGGATAAAGACTATTTGGAGATAATTAATTGCAAATTTTGGATCAATAGTCTTGAAGTCACTATAGTTAGTGGGCAAGGTGCTACTTATCAAGTCAATCGAGATTTAACAGATATTACTTTGCCTATTGACATAACTATTAAGCGCAATACTGATTTATCTTTTGAAAAAATAGTTGACTACCATTATGGTTGGCGAAACATGCCAATTATTGAAACGACGATGGAAGCAGGGAAGGTTATCTTAGCCAACTCACAAATTTATTGTGTACAAGATCAAATTGAACCTGATGTAGAATTATTTGGCCACGCCGTTGAGAAGATAGCAGTACCTGCTATGGTACAGGGTGAAACTGGTATACATATACAAGATCGACAGTATCGTAAAGATTTTTTCACATGGCATGATGAACCAATAGGCTTCGTAGTAGTCAAGAAAGATGCACATAAAGGTGATACATCTTTGAAAGTCTATACGACGCCGGAAAGTGTTGGCACGAAAGTTAATCAAAACTGCAAACAAGTCACTTATACTGAGCCAAGTGCTACTTTCAGTGCTTGTGTGAATGGGCCAGAGCGATCTAATAAGCCTTGGAAATATACTAATGAAATGTGGCTTACTGGCCCTTGGCCCTATGTCGATATTGAATTACACACTGCTGAAAAAACAGGATCAGGTGATTGGCCTGAAGGTCTAAATCATACATTGACTTTCGTTGACCCTATACCTATGCCATTGACACACGGTACTTGTGCTTATTACCGCACGAATGAATGGTGGCTACCACCAGTAGTGCCAAGTTTTGGATGGGTTGTTCTTGGTGACTATGCTGGTACAATTGGTAAGAAATCTATAGATGTACGCATATACACTCAAGCAGGTGCTGAACATACCATGTTTACGCATGAACGTGGTGCAACGAAAATTGATCTTTTCAAACCGTGGACTATGTTACCTTCATCGCAGCGTCGTCATTCCAATCTCAGGGGCATTGCACCGGGGGATCAAGTAATCTTTGAAAATGACAGTTTCAGGGCTAGTTCTTTACCCTATGGCAATGTACCCATTGAAGATTGGGATTTACGCCCATTCAGTAAACAAATATATACAGTGACGGAAGTTTCTGAAACGGAGACACAAAATCCCAATTGGATCAAAATCAGCCCAGGTTTGCAACGTGCGTTATATGATGCAATGACAGATTTACAAAATCCAATGGCTTTAGGTAATTTATGCTACTGGATACCTGCGGCGTCTACTTGGCGTAATTACCAAACTGAAAGTTGGAAACTACGATGCTTTGGCTGGACTGATGGGCATGGTAAGACTGGTGTACCTATTTATGTGAAAAATGTAGTTGGTAAAACATTAAATCTATTAGCACCATTACCGGGTGATATTCCTGCTGGGACGAAAATGTATATGTGGTCAGCAGTAGATAATGAGACAATGACTTATGCTTATCATGATCCATTTTCTTATGCTTACAATATTTTTCTTGATAAGCGCATAGATGATTTACAAGCAGATGCAGCAGAGTATAATAGCCAATTAGATCGTGAATATAATCATTACACGAATCTTCTGGGAAAGGCTATGGAAGCTGGTAAACGTTTATGGTTTACTCCACCTTTTTATGAGAATATGAATCTCAATGACTATGCTGGCATTGATTTTCAAAAAACTTTCGAGGATATCGCAGCACGGCGTATTAATATAGAACGCCCAAGAAGCAGTGACATAGAGTATATATCGCTCTTAAACTACAGGAATGTATTATAATGGAACCTTGGAATTGGGAAACACCGAATTGCCATTTCGAGTTAAGTGCCAATAATGGCAATGTGACAAGGATCTTGCAAATAACACGTGTAAGATATGATGCTAATACATCTAAGGCTTCCAATCGTCTAATAACTAACGGAAGTGCTTTTCACTTACCGCATAGGCACTCACAAACTTTCATGTTCGTTGAACGGATATTAGGAACCCCTAATTATTTGAAATTTCGTGATTATATGCATGACATGCGCTCGAAAGTTGTGCAATTGAATATGTTAAGAGAGACTTGGAAGCACAAAGATGGTAACATTGTAAAAAAATATAAGCAAGTTGGTGGAATTGCAAAAGTCACATACAGTGAAGCACATGATTATAGATGGGATGCAAGTGTTACTTATCAAATAACTAAGGATGCACGGGAAAAGGATGTGGCATCTACATAAGGATATGGTATGCTGAAATTTTGGTTAGTTGATGATATCGCAACATGGGAAGAGCCTGAAAATACCGATAGGTATGATTGGAATGAAGAATGCCTTCTCATGAAAATGCCGGATTATATCGGGCAAATAGTACCTTTGCGCGAAGCGCAGGTAAAAGAGTCAATAAACGGGTCACCATATATTTTTTGTAATGTGCAATCCATCTATACTGATTATTCTTTGGAATTTCTGCTGAATGAGAAAGAAAGATTGGCTCTTGATAAATTCATTTATGCGGTTGGTGAGCATACGAAAACACATGGCGGTGTAACTTACCCATTTCCTTATTTCTATTATTCTGGTTTGGAGAATACTTTCGATTATGATCCCAGTCAATACACTAAAGATATAAGATCAGGGCCAGATAGCAATTTCTATATGACTATACTGTCACAAGATATTGAAGCGGTAGAATATGATTCTAATGTTGATGATTTTCAAACGGATGAAATAATCTCACATAAGTACCGTGTCAACCTTTTAGTACGGGTTATGCAGCGTCTAAAAAAGGGAACCAAAGATGATATTTACATAGTCAAACTTATTTGGGAAAATTATTCCATTCTATTGGGGTATGACACCTTAACCAATGTAAACATATATGGGTGGCTTTCAAATCTCACTGGTTTTTCTTCTACAAGTGCCGTGAATGGTTTTGGCTCGGTTGCTAATCTCACTGTTACCTTGGCAGCTTATCAGCAATATAATGAATTACCTGCTGAGCATCCCATGAAAAAGATACATCAGCATATCGACAATTTACGAGATGCTACTGTAGAGATCATTTGGAATGGCACTGTCGTTTTCAAAGGCAGACCCTATACACCATTTACATGGGATAGTGCAACTTATGAATTAAGTTTCGATTGCATGATGAATGTGAAAAATAAGCAAATGGGTTTTCAACCTGATTTTGATTCCAATGAGCCGTTGTTAAAATCAGATCAAAATTGGCCTCATACCTTTGGTAATGTGCTATTTCCAGTAGAGCCACTGTGTGCTACACCAGAGACTGCACTTACGCGGACACTGTATATTACACAAAGTTTCGCGGATCATGATAATAATATTTATAAGAGTGGAGAGACATTTCAATTATCTATTGATCCCACTCGCAGATTACCTGAAGGTACACACACATTCTTATTGCAAATGGGTAATACAGATTATTTGAGATTTCAAGGTATGGCTGGGGAAATGTCTTTAGTTATTACAAATTTCAATGTCCCGTGGGCAGTTGACATTCCTCTTGTACCCTTAGAACAGTATGGTACTGGGTATATTGATGATGAGGAATATCAACCTAATACTTTCATAATCAATTCGGAGAATCCACCATATCTTGTTGGTAAACATATAATTGGCGAGGCAGAGCGCTTGAATTGGGAAATAGGGGATCAAGGTGCTTTTTCTGAGCGGCTTAGTAAAATTGAATTTTGGGCTACAGTTGTTGGGCAAGATGGGCCAGTGTTATATGTTAATAATATTCGTGAAGCAGAATACTCAAGAGAAATAAGGCTATCGGGTTGGAAAGCCAAGAGTATTTTATATGTCATGGAGAATCGTATATTCCAACCTAATTCTTGGGAAATAGTGCCGCTGCCTGCTGTTCGCCAAGCAAAAGAGGATAATGATGCCACGGACAGTCGTTTGACTTCGCTAGAGCGTGCAGTATATGGCATTAATACGGAAATGCTGCAATGGTCATATGTCAATCAAGATACATTGGCTTGGACTTTAGCTGAACAGTCAAGAGTTATTTGCGTATCTTGGATATATGACAAAATATATCCAATCAGTTTGGATCTTGTTACTGTGGTTAATAATGCCTATCAGCGTATTGGTAATCGTATATATGCATTACCTGTTGATTCCATCTATGGGTTTGATGGTACTAATTTCATTCTTTTGGAACATTCTTTTGGGACTTATGATGCGCCTACATGGTCGGTGACTTTTGATCTTGAAGATATCCGCCCATATCTTCCTGAAGAATGTACTTTCATGCTGTTATACGATCACCTTGAGGGTGTAATGGCTGATACATCTAATACTCTGAATAATGATTGGGAAGTATTCAATTTCCTAGTTAAAAAATACACTGACATAGAAGTACGTGATTATGCCTATGCTGATGTGCATACATTGATGGCCTCGAATTTTTATACACGAGAAGTCACAAACGTAAAAACATGGTTAAGTGAAGTCATGCAAGAACGTGGTTATAAGATCATAGTCAATACCAATCGTACTGCGGAAATTGTGCCACTATTCAGTGACGCTTGGGCTGCTTTAGATTTGGCCCCTATTTACACTTTCAATGAAAATAATATTGAGGCTAATAGTATCTCTTTCAAAAGTACGGGGTTAGAAGATGTCATCAATGAATTCACCATAGAGATACCTTGGTGGCAGGCCAAATTCATAATCAAGGGAGATCAAACTTATAATGAGCAAAGTGATAGCCATACCATGAAAACTTGGTGGCAATATGAAGTGTGGAAGTACTGGATTGATTGGCACTCTAAAGTATGGCGGGAAGTTACTTTCAGGACATTTCTAACTAAAGATTTATTAAAAGCGAGATCGAAAAAGCGTGAAGGTTTACCTTCGCCTTTGGAAACTATCGAAATAGACACATCTATTTTTGCTGGTAAAGGTATCATCAAATCCATTAATGTGGATGGGTTTATTGCTACCATAACAATAATTTCAGAAACGGAGGTAATATGAGTGATCTGATTTTCGTGGTACTACTCGGCGTGATTGCTGGGGTCGCACAAATGGATTGGTTAAAGAAATGGAAGTACGCTTGGGCATTAGATATTGTGCGTCTGGCCGTGGCATGGACTTACAATGAGGTTGTAAGACCGCAAAAGCAAGAAAATGGCGGTAAACTATCTAATGAGCAAGCAAAGAAAGCTCGTGAAGAAGCAATAACGAAAACCCTAGCCATTGCAAAAGAAAACGGCCTTGATATCAATAAGATTCTTGGTGCAGATCTTCTTGAGCTCTATGTTGAAATGGCCGTGTCTAAGGCAAAGAAAGGTCAGTGATGAGAATTAGCATATTGATATGTACACCTGATAGCACAAGTATGCGTTTTAGGCGGTGCTATAACTCTTTATTGACGACAACGAAAGGCCATTCTTATGATCTACGGATATTTGATAACCGTGGGGATAAAGATTTTTCGCATATTGCAGAGATCAATAAAGCATTAGACATCGCTGATGGGCCAATGGTTACTATTGATGATGATGTAGTGCTTGAAGGTAATTGGTTAGATGCTTTGCTTAATCAGGTTACACCTACTGTTGGTATCGTTTCCTGTACATCCACAAATGAACGCGGACAGATAAGATCAAAGGGTGCTACATTCACGAAACATGGAGTTGCAAAACTGCTTAGACGTGAAATTAATGAGCCTATTTTTGTGCCTTGCACGGGATCATGTTGCTCATTGATTAATACCCCTGCTTTGGGTGGATTACGCTACAGCCATGAGTATAAGAAATATTGTTTTGACCCTGATTTGTCTTTCAGATTATGGGAAAGAAGTATTTCAACTATAGTTGTCCCTGAAAAAGTATGGCACGATTCTGGCGGCACGATGCGTGATCTTGGTATAGATCGTCGTCCTTTTGCACAGGCAGATGAGGCAACTTTCAAAAAGAAATGGATAGACACAGGCCGTTTGCAAGAACTTTATGATAGGCATAGTCTCTTGTGGCCTGAAGAATTACGGAGTATTCTATGAGAGCTAGCGTATTAATTTGTACACCAGATAGCAGCACCGAGAGATTTAAGCGATGTTATGATGCAGTTATTGCTACAACCAAAGGCATTTCTTTTGATCTTCGTATTGTAGATAATAGGTACACGAAAACTTTCAGTCAACAAGACGAGATCAACAAAATGAAAAAGATTGCCGATGGCCCCGTCATAAATATGGACGATGATGTAATAGTTCAAGGCAATTGGTTTAATGGCTTATTGGATCGTGTTACACCTGAAGTGGGTTTGATTTGTTGTAACATGACTAATAAATCTGATATACCAGTACCAGTAACAGCACCTGCCACCGGACTTTGTTGCACCTTACTTAATATACCTGTATGGCCAAATCAAATTGTCGTGGATACGGGTTACAAGAAATATTTCTTTGACCCAGATTTATGCTTACAATTATGGGCTGCGGGCTTGCAAGTCAAGGTAATTCCCGAAAAAATACACCATGAAAATGGTGGTGCTATGAAAGAATTAGGCTTAGACCGTGAAGGGCCACATGAGCATGACCGCTTGCGATTTAAGAAACGTTGGATTGATAGTGGAAAATACGCGGAACTTAGTGAAAGGTATAAGGGTATATGGGACTTTGAGTTACGAAAGGCTATATACAGTTAGGAAGTAACTATGGATAGAATGATTGTTATAGCAGCAACTGATGAAGTTAAGGAGATTCTTGATCTTACTTTACCAAAAATTCAGGCGTTTGCGGATAATTGTGGTGCTTATTTGAAAATGCTTACAGGTTTACCTGCTAAGTATCAACATGGCAAGTATCGCATATTTGAAGTCGGAGAATTAGAAGCCAAACGTATACTTATCATGGATCTAGATCTGCTGCCAAGAGACGGTGCGCCAAATATCTTCGAGGTATACCCTACTGGTAATTGGATGTTCAATGAAGGACGTTATCGTGGGCATGGTTTTGTGAGCCACCGTAAAGAGATGGACAAGTATGTGCGAACTGCTGGTTTACCACAATGTGTCTGGCCTTCGCGGGATTGGTGGAACCCTGGAATCTCATTATTAGATCGAGAAGCAGCAAAAGCAATTTTTCAAATGCCACCTTGGGATGTCACAACTAAATTACATAATGTATCTAATGGCATGGCAGTTAAGAACATGCCTTGGGTAAATTATCGCATAGCTCTTACAGGAACAAAAATCAATAGCATAGATGCACGCTGGAATACTTTCCCTTCCATGCCTTTAGATGCTCAAAAGAAAGCATATATTTGGCATTGCTTTTGCAATGAAATTCAAGTAGACAGAACAAAAAGTAAAATTAGAGTTATCAAGCAGATGTGCAAGCGACATGGAGAATCTTTAATCCCTAAACCCAAAGTGAATATAAGCACAAGAAAATATAAATACCGTTTACACTGCGTTAGTGGCAAGCAAACAAGGAAATGGATACTTGGGCGTATGCAAGATGAGATCATTAAATATGCCCCAAGTGATGTTGAAGTTACTCAAAGTGGCAACCCTGTTGATGAACCAAGAACAATAAACTGGTACAACCCTTATCGTATTTATGGAAGCAAGAGTCAATACGCTTTGGATGTGGTTTTTTGCACACATCCCGAAGTATTACCAACTTGGAATAAAGCAATTGCAGAAGCAGATCACATCATTTGCATGTGCAAACAATATACACCCGATAAATCAAATGTCTCTTTAATTTACCCAGGAATAGATCCAGAGTATTATAATACGAAATTACGTATTTTCAACCCGGTTATGATGAGCCATTCACGAAAAGGCTTAGCTGACTGGCAACTTCTTAGCAAATTAGACTGGTTGGATTGTCATTGTAGTAATGGACAATTAACCAAAGAACAATTGCTTGCTTATTATCTTGCAGCAGATGTAGTATTATCAACTGCCACAATGGAAGGTGGGCCAATGTTAATACTTGAAGCGGCGGCTCTTGGCAAATTATGCTATGCAAGAAAGGGAGTAGGCTTTGTTGATGATTTCGTATTTCCTAATCTTCATACTTATTCAAATGTCATTGATCTCATAAACATTTTGCAACAGATATACTATAATAAAGAAAAAGTTGGAAATTGGGAATACACATGGAAGCAATGGGCAGAAAAACATTGGCAAATTTTCAATAATCTTGAAAAACAAATGAAGGACTTTCCGAATTTTAAAGAGAAAACCCGGATCATTCCGGTGAAAAGAAGGAAACGATGAATATGCGTTACATGATCTCACTGGTAGTTGTTGCATCATTGTTATCTGGATGTGCGCCGCTTCTCAATGGGCAAACAATGACTGGCAAATCAAAACTTGAAGTTGCCATTGAGAATGCTAAAACGGTGCTGGAAGCCTGTAGTTTGGCTCTTGAGCTTTATCAAGATTTAGGCAAACCAGAAGACGCTGAAAAGATTATATCTCTTCAGCGTCGGATTCTGATTGTTCAAAACTATCTTGATAGACTGCTGGACGAGGGTATTTCAGCGGCAGATCCACCCCCGTGGGAAGATGAAGACTGGTGATTTTCTCATAGACTTCAGCAATATAGTAAGCTTTATCAAGGAGTGTCCTGCTTCTAGGAGCAGGCACTCCTAATTTAGTGCCTATGTGTCTAAGACTTACAGATGAAAATGGCCAATATTCATTATTTAACTCCGCTAAATCGTTCCAGTAAAGTCCAACGGGCATGAGATCTCTATACCAATAGGAGAAGTAGTCATCATATAAGGGCACATGATCTGCGTAGCCCAGCCATTTGGCAACAAAGGGTCGATGAATTGCCCACTCATAAGATATTGGCATGATTCTTTTATTAAAGGCCAATCCAAGTTTTCTGAACCAGTTGTCAAACAATTGGTATGACGCGGACATTCCAAACCCGTATTTTCGACAGTTGTCATATTGTTCAATGGTTAAATTACCTTTATTGATTGTACTAAATCTTATATTGAAAGGTAAAATTGAATTATCTACCACAAGATTAGTGATTGGCACAATAGCGATTTCAGCAATTTCATGAAACTCCAAATCAGGGCCATTTGTCCGTGTAAGCACTACACATGGCTTATGACGATTGAAATGTTTCATTTGCTTCCAACCAGTCAATAATTATTTGGCCGTGGCAAGGCCGTGGAGCGCAAAAACATCCCAATGTCTTACCACGCAGCTTCAAAACTTCTTCACGAAAAAGGGGATCAATTTTCACACGCATCAAAAAATACTTTTCATATCGTGCTATAAGATCGGTTCGTTTTCCTTTAGTGAAAGGATTACCGAATATACTAGGGCGACCAATATAAACATCATATATTTCTTTCCTGCAATCCACGATTTTCATATTCTCGGATCTCCTTTCAAGTAATAGCCACAAAGATCATAAAATGCTCTGCTTGTTTCCATACCTGCCCACCCATCAATCTTACCCTCATAGTAACCCAAATCTTTTAAAAGTTTCTGTACTTTGGTTGCTAGGATAACTTCTTCAGTAGTTGGACGTGTATCCTTGAAACGCAAAATAGTAGTTATGCCTAAATATGATCTAATGTTAGACATATTTACGAATACACCAGGGCAGGATTTATTAACTGGAGATACCTCTGTCAACTTATCTCGGAGAATGATATCATTTACCTCGTTATGTCCAATTACATTCTCTGGTGGTATGTTATATTTTGACATGTCGTCTTGTGTGAGGCGTAAACCGGAATCTAGTTGACGTGGCGTGAGTGGCATGAAATCACCATGTCCTGAAAAACAATAGCCAATAGCCCTACTATTTAACCCTTGAACATGGGCACCCGCTTCATCATATGATCTTCCATTCTCAATGGTGCCATCGAAACGGATGACACGTTGATACCCTATACCTTTCCACCCTCTTGCTTTATGCCACTGATCTATCTCAGCAGCGCTAGTGTCAAGAGCAACACCTTCTTTTGTTGCGTGTGCAGCAGTATGCCACACAATGTACTGGAATTTCATTTGACCTCACTTTCTCGTGACAGTAGCCACTCTTCAATTATTCTAGACACTGCACTATCAAATTCAGTTATACTCCGTTTGCCATCAATAACGTCATGGAAAAAGATACACTTCGATGTATATTCACGGTTATATCGACATCGCGCATAATATCAAATTCCTGACGCATATAACAATGATCCATACGCATGGTATTCATTTCTCCACGTAATTTTTCAATATCTTGTTTTTGTCTTGTGATTTCTCCTGCAAGACAGACAAAAGTTATTGAAACAACAACTATGAGAAGCATGAATAAAGCTATTGCAAATTCGACGCGCATTGATTTTCCTCTGCGTATTCTAATAGACTGTTAAGATGGGTTTGAAACTCAAAATGAAATGTATTTAATTCTGCATATTTTTGTTGAAGATTTTTGTAAATTTCAAGTGGATCACCCTGATGAAATCGCAATTGATTATTGAGCAAGACAATATCTTTTTCAACTTGCTCATAAGCATCGGCTTTTTCAGCGATCACTTTCGCCAAGATACTAAGTATTGTTATATCATTATTCATGTTATCAATCTGGAATTATTTACCCATTCGTCTTCTCTTAAAAAGCCTCTATTGTAGTATATTTAATAGGCTGTTCTAACTCCTCCTCAGCCTTTTTTATAGCCTCATTTGCCAATACATATACGGTTCTTGCCGGTACCAATGTATAAGGCACAGTGATCTTGAATAGTGTCATATTTTATCTCCTTATAGTACAAGTAGGTCCTGGCCATATGATTTCACCTTGCACCTTTTTAAGAGCCGAAGTAGGATCTTTTGCAACTACATAAAAATAAGATTTAACTGATCCTCAAACTTGATAAAGATTTAATTTTTTATCCATAATACCTCCGCGGCTTGTCCACCTTTGATCCCGCCTGGTCTTTCCCATTCATATCTTGCATCCCAAGGTGAATTTTCGTATAGCGGGGTGGGATAGCCAGATAATGCTACAAAACCTTTCATTTTGAAAATGATTTCGAGCATGTGCTTATGATCCACTGTATGTTTATAGTGATTATTATCTTGATCTAAGTAGGGTGGATCCAAATAAAATACTGTATCTGGAGAATCATAATCAAACATGACTGCATACCAGTCGAGATTCTCTACTTGCACATTTTTGAAACGTTCATGTATTGTTGGAAATAATAGAATCTTGCCACGATATTGCGCAGCAACTTCATTACGCTTTTTAATAGAGCGCATCCAGCAACGATCAATCCCAGCATAGGATGTCTGCACTAAATAATACCAACGTGCAGCTCGTTCTACTAGACCTTCCGTAGTACCTGGGTCAGGTTCATTCCAATGCTCTTTGCAATACTCCCATTCCTCACGACTATGCAAAACTAACTCAAGGCGCTCCACAAGAGCATCGCAATGATCCCGTATACAACGATAGAAATCAACAAGACCTGTGAAACGATCATTATAAACTTCCAAACCATGAGGACGTCTCCCTAATAATACTGCACCTGAGCCACCGAAAACATCAACGAAAGTACTGCGATATGGTAAATGATCCAATATGTGCACTAACGAGGAATATTTATTGCCAGGATACCGCATTGGTGGTTTCATGGCTTTTCTGAAATTCATTTTTCAGCCTCCAATCTGTTGAAAAAACGTGTGGCGAGTCTATTCACTGTTGTATCTTTAAATGGTCTACTTGAGTATTTAGACATTTCTTCTAATTGCCACCATAAATCAGGATATTCTTTGTAAAGTGTATATAATTCCGATAAGGGCTGTAGGGGACAACAATAACAACTTACACGCTTAAATTTTGTGTATAGGCCATTCCAAGTGAAACCCTTATCATAACAATATTCCAATGCTTCTTCTTCGGTTACACCCCATTCAACTAATGGGTATCTTAAATGTGCATGTTCATTTATTCGCTTATACTCATCAGAAGCAATACCTACATATTGTGTTACATAAGAAGGCAATGTGAAACGGCTTTGCTGATGTGGATCATATCTACTTGTCATAATCATAGATTGAATCGCTCTGATTTTGATTTTCGTACACCATCTGCTATTAACACCGGGAAAACCATAACCAGTTGTGATTGGTCTTTTTGTTTTTGTTTTACGTCTTCGCCTAAACCAATAATCATAATCCATTGTTGCCGTTTTAATTTTAAGTGGCTTTATATATTCTTTTACCTCTTCAATATGCTTATACATATCGGGAAATTCTTTTGTGGTATCCACGAAAATGATCTGATGAATGGGCATTTTCTTCTCAATCATCATTAATAGCATACAAGTGCTATCTTTTCCACCACTGAAACTTACAACATGAATAGTCAAATGTAGTCACCTTCTTTGAAATCTTTTAATAACATACGTTCTTTATTACAGTATAGTAAAAGATGATAACTCTCAAGAGTCTTGATGTTTGTGACATCTTTACCTTCAAGCATTTTCTTAATAGCCTCTTTCTTATTCATGACTTTTGACAATGGGCTGCCAATCTTGAGATGACAAGGTAGATAGTAAAAGGGCATCATTACTTATTTTCTGCTTGTGTGACAATGATTATGCCCAATATGACTTTATTACTATTTTTCAATGCTTCCATGGGTGTCACAATCTACCCTTTTCAAATTATGCAGTAGCCATTCCAAACAATTCACAGCCATCGCATTACCTAAAACCTTTTGTCTTAGCGTGTGTGGAAATTTATTATTAAACATAACTGCTGTATATTCATCAGGAAAACCTTGTAAACGCTCAAGCTCTACTATTGTTTGATGACGTATATTTATTTTGTGTCTAGGTGCTTTATCTGTAACTATTAGATCTGAATATCTTCCATGTGAATTATCCACTATCGTAGAGGCGCGATTACTTAGAACATATTCATCAAAAGATATTTTTCTATAGTATTTTAAGTTTTTCAACATACTTCTTACCCTGCCTCTCTGTTAGGAAATAAGATGGAAGCACATGCCCAGTTTCTAATATTTGATGAATATCTATTTGCGCATAACCATACTCTGCGCCTTCCCTGTGCCAATCCAAAATATCGTGCATCAAGAATGCGCCAAGCAATTTGTCTTTTTGATCCAGACACAAAACCCGCGTTTGCCCATCTTGTTCCAATGGGATTAAGCGCATTCTGCGATCCAGACAAGTACCCAATGAATTGTCCAAAAGCGTTATCCTTAGTACTTAAACATCCGGGAACATTTTCCCAAATAATATATTTAGGATCTATTGCATCCACGTATTTTATAAATTCCAAAGTTAATTCACCACGAGGATCATTTAATGATCGACGTGAACCAGCAACACTGAAAGATTGACAAGGTGTACCACTAACAACAAGATCAAGTTCACATTCAGGCCAATTTCGCCACCCTAAAAAATTGCCATAATTAGGCGTTTTAGGATAGTGATATCGTAAAATTGCCGAAGCAAAAGGATCAATTTCTGCCATATACATATGCTCAAAGTCACCGACCCTTTTTGCAGCTAATTCTGCTGCTCCAATACCAGAACAAACTGTGGCAAATTTAATATTTTTCAAATTTTCCATCTGAACCAATCTGACGGCAATTCACGATACGCGGCCGTGTTCCATGATAAATATAAGGTACAATATCAGAAACTTCTACGAAATGGCCTATAGGATCCTTATGATCTTCATCCATCCAAGCAGTTAGATTGACTTTATAAGCAGTGCCCTTGTCGTCAAAGCACAAATAAGTATTGTCAGTCTTATTATAGCTCGTTACTCGAAGAATCATTGCAAACCTCCATGAGAATCCCACCAGATGTAAGAGTCAGCGCTGGTGATTTCGATTCCTTTTTGACAAAAGACATGTTACCATACACCATAATACTTGTATTTTGCATACGTCCGCGGGGATACTTTGTTGGCATTTGACGACTCACTTGAATCTTCGACCAATAAGTACGGTCGAGAGGATCAAGATATTCCTGAAAGGCTGCAAAAAAGTCTTTCACAGTCACATACTCCCCAGGAACGAAATGGACATTGTTCTCTAGGAAGCGATCAAGTAGATTCACATTACTTTCCATAATGATTGTCTTCTGCTCCGAAGTTATGACCGGCAAATTCAACCGATCTGGTGAAGTAGGTATATCTAATGATAACACCTCTGCTAAAAAATCAGGAGCCTCTCTCCTGAGATTCTGAAGTAATACTTCTTTTGGTATGACTGTTGATAAACCTGGTACTTCCGAAACGATTATGCGTGTATCTCCTGGAAATACTGGACAAGCTTGACGATCATTTGCACATTGTACCCAATGCGTGACGTTTGGTATCTGATAAGGTGTTTGAAATTTCGTATGCACCATGAGTTGTAAGCTTGTGACCCAATCTTTGATCCTGTTGTATGCTGTTTTATTGCTTCGCAGATCAGTTTCTTCAATAACACACAATACCGCATTCACTAACTCACCAGTGAAACCACCTACGCTAACAATGGCATTATCTGCTCTAACATATCCTGGGTGAAATAATAGAGAAAGAGCCTCATGAAATATGGATTTACCGGAATTCTGAGGCCCATAGAAAAATAAATATGGCAATGGCTTTTCGGGATATTGAAACATGCTTGCGATCCAGCATTTCAAATAATCAGAGCCGTGATGTATTCCATACTTTCTACACCAATCATCTTTCATTATTGCAACATCTAAGCTCTGTCCACAATGTTTCAGGATTTTCATCCAATGTGGATATGATCTTTCTTCATCAATAGAAGGTTCCATAGTAAATTGTGGACTATTGCGATTCCATTCCCTATTTCCTGGGTATTCTGGTTGAAATGGCTTGTTTACTTCCGTCCAGCATTCCGTGACACTTGTACCAATGAAATTATCTATTTCTTTAGGCCCATAACCTTGGCTTTTCAGCGCCGCCTTGACATGAATAAGAGGTTCTTCATGCCAACTTCCACCTGCTGATATTACCCAACCTGCATCATGTCCTGCTTGGTCTACGACATGCCTAATTGTGTCGTTGACCATAGAGGCTCTTGGTATGGTGTCTACAGGTGTCTTATATATCAAAGAGAATATGCGCGTCCACATTTTATCTTTTGCTAATTCCCAACCTGTTAATGGTAAATCGCGATCATCTCTTTGTATTTTGACTATAAGTCGCCCATCTTTATGCTCTTGAACGATAGTCTGGCGTGTTAAAAGTGCTTCAGGAAGATCAAAAGTAACACCTAAAGGTTCCAGAACCATAATGGCTGTTTTGGCATCATCAAAAATGAAACCCCCTTTTTCTCGCTCTACGCCGTGATACTTTTTCGCTAGTATTCTGAGAGTGGGTTCACGATTCAAATATGTATAACATACGCCTCTGGAATCGCGGAACCATGTTTCATGTTCTTCAACATTTTGGAACCTATAAACAACAAATGCCCCATTTGATAATGGGACACAAAAACAATTATGATCGACACCGGGTTCTGTTTCTGAAACGGTGTTGAAAATACCTTTCAATCCTAATTCTTCATGAATCTGCTTCAACGTCGCAGTATGTGTAACTAATAAATTACGATCAGCATCCCACCAAGACATTGTATTGTCTAGGGCTTTGATAATTTTCTTGTGTGTTTCATCTAGTGGGATATGCCTACGCTCGGAAAGAAAATAATCATCTTCATTATTTAAAATGACACGTGTTGTTTTCTTTTGGATCACAGGCACTTGTTTTTGCCAATTGGCGGGAATCTCAGATAATTTCTCCCCTTGTTTTATGATCGTGAGGCCATCTGTGCCTTCCATCTTTCTAGCCCAAGACCACATAACCCCACCACATACATCTACTTTGGCGGAAAAATTGAAACCTGCTTCTGAAGACATTTTGTTGAGAATTGCTCTTGCTAAAGCAGCATGTTCAGTATGATTGACAACAGGTTCATGGAAATCCAAAAATACATACAGATGTATGCCAGAACCACTTGTGCTCTTTCTTACTGTCACCCAAGGGATCATTGAAGCACGTTCTTTTATTTCTTCTAACTCATTTAAAGATAATCCTTGAGAATGCCCAACAATTGAATCAAAATCGAAGGCAACGAATATGCTTCGTTTTTCTGCCCAATTCCATCCGGTCATGCCAATAGCCTCGGCATGTGCCGCAAGATCATAATTCATTGGCGTATCGGAATATTCTGGGAAGGTCGCGGCATTTTTGGGTATACGAAATGAATACCAAGTCTCTTTGTCGTTTGTATACATCAGCCCTGATGGCCCTTTGTACTCTTTCGATAGTATATATCCATCATCTTGAGAAACAAGAATCATGCATTCCATATCCACGTTGTAAAGATCATAAAGATCAGAAGCATTACTTTTTTGCAACATTTTCTTGATTGCTGCGCTTTTTGATCCATCTTTCGTGAAAGCGTCCATCAATACTCCAATTTCACATTATTAGCATTTCTGCAAAGTAGCACTATTCACACTTTGCCCCATTTCCATTACATCTATTAAACGTATATGTGATGAATAAAAACACCCAAAGTTATGTAAGCAAAATCCATGCCTTCTGGGAAGGTAGAACACGTGTCTTAGAATGACGCTGAATGCCCCTAGAATGCCCTGTAAGGCGTTTTCAAGTCTTACCCTTTATAATATGACTTTTGAAAATGAAAACGCCTTACAAGGCATTCTAGGAACACAGGTCTTAGAACACAGGTCTTAGAAACACAGGTCTTAGAATGACGCTGAATGCCCCTAGAATGCCCTGTAAGGCGTTTTCAAGTCCTACCCTTTATAATATGACTCTTGGGAATGAAAATGCCTTACAGGGCATTTTAGAAAACCCATACTAAAAATGAAGTGAGTCATAACTTTCGGTCATATATTTTTATGAATAATATGAATAGAATATAAAAACACTTATTTTTCATAACTTTCAGCGGAATATTAATGCTAAAAAAATCAATAGGGCCGAAAGTTGCGTAATTTAAAATCAACAAAATCAATAACTTACAAGAGAATTTCGCAACATTCGGTCTTACTTTTACAAAGTTATGGCAAAATACTCTCTCTTTATTATTTTTCATTTCATTTCATTTTATATATTAAAGGTTTTTTACTACAACTTATGTGTAAGTAAGACCGAATGTTGCGAAATTGCGAGTTAAGTTATTGAAAATGCCATATTTAAGTTACGCAACTTTCGACGTGATTGATTTTTTTAGCATTAATATATGACCGAATCCTATGAATTTCATTGATATTAATAGTATACATACCGTTTTTACTACAACTTTCGGTCCTATAGGTAATTAACGCATAAATATATGACCGAATCTTATGACTCACTTCATTTTTAGCATTTTCAAATTTACGCAACTTCAGGTGTCTTTTATAGTGTGTTTTTTCGTTTATTATATGGAAGTCGAAAATGCGGTTAAAACGAATCTTACAAGGTGTTGATATGAGCATAATGCTAAAAGTGCTAAATCTACGAATTGACAGAGAGCCTGAGAATGATCTTGCTTTCTTACAGCAGAGCATTCAAGAGCATGGTCTTCTCTTTCCGATTCTAGTAGATCATACTGACACTGTTGTTGATGGCGTTCGCCGTGTTGAAGCTTGTAAGCGGCTAGGGATTGAAGATATCCCTGCCATACGTGTAAATGGAATGATCCAATGACAGTCCTACTGTACGGTGGGTGGCATTCAAAGGATCGCAAACACAGGAGAGTTAAGCAATGAGTCAAAATCGAGTAATGATCCCGCTCAACAAAATTGAAACGAGCAAGGTGGCATTACGCAAAGCGCAAACCGAGTCTGATGAGTTTAAGAATCTTCAGGCGTCAATCGAAGAATACGGTATTCTTCACAATCTCGTGGTTCGGGAAAGCACCACTGCGGAAGGTATGTATACGTTGATCGATGGTCTTCAGCGCTTCACCATCGCCAATCTGACCGGTCTTGAAGAGGTGCCGTGTGTTGTGTTGGATGCGGATGAACAGGGTGCCTTGCTGTTGCAGGTACAGGGCAATATCCAGAATGTGGCTACGAAACCTGCTGAATATGCGAAGCAGCTTGTTCGTATTCTTGAGCTGGATACCACTGGCAAAATGACGCAGAATGATCTTGCAGAGCTGGTTTGCCAGTCTCCTGATTGGGTATCTGCGCGTTTGGCGCTGTTGCGCTTGCATCCTGAAATTCAGAAGATGGTTGATGAGGGTGTTATCTGCTTGCAGAATGCCCGTATGCTGTCGCAGTTGGATCAGGAAGAGCAGAAGCAGTGGGTGAAACGTGCCGCGAGTGTGCCTTCGGAGCAGTTTGTTCCTCAGTGTAAGGCCCGGATCATGGAACTCAAGAAGGCGGCTCGCGAAGGCAAGGACACTACGCCGGAAGTATTCACGCCTGTGGCGAAGCGGCGTTCAAACAATGATCTCTTGACCGAGATCGAAAAGCCTGTTGCCCGCAATGCCCTTCTTACGCAGGATACCACTCCCGTTCAGGCGTGGAAGCTTGCTTTGGAATGGTCGATGAGTCTTGATCCTAAGACGATTGCAGAAGCAAAAGCAAAATGGGAATCTGATAAGGCTGCGCGTGAAGCACGAAAAGCTGAAAAAGCTGCCGCAAAGAAAGCTGCTGAAGAAGCAAAAGCCGCAGAGCTCGAAGAAGCAGTATTATAGGGCAACAGTAGCCGCGTGACTTAGCCCATCACTTGAATGGCTACTGTGTTGTGGTGCAGCACTTAATACTGCAAGTAACTGCACATTACTTGCAGAACTACAAGGAATAAGCATATGACAAAAGAAACAAATTTGGCGATTTTCGATAATCTACCTCCAGTTACAGCACCACAGATCAAAGATGAAGTACAGACTTCGTTGTTGCCTTATATTACGTTGGTGCAGGGTTTGAGCCAGTTAGCTGGCCCTCCGCATCAGATTCAAGCTGGCAAGTTTGTATTGCATACTGGAAAGAGCGAGTTTGAAGAGCTTGGCAAGGAATTTGATGCTTTCTTGCTGGATATGCGATACAAAGCTACGAGATGGCAAGATGAAAAGATGACTGTGATTACTGATCCTGATTCTCCGCTTTTCAGGGAGTTTCAATCTCTCGCAGAAGCCAATACAGATGGTTTCCGTTGGGGATATGAATTCTTGTTATACATTGGATCAATCGGTTCTTACGCCACTTTCTATTGCAACAATATCTCCATGCGTATTGCGGCTACGCAACATCTTGCACCACGTATGCGGACAGTTTGCACAGTTAAGCAAGATTTCATCGAAGGCAAAACCCATAAATGGTGGAGCGTCAAAGCATCTGATTGTAATGAGCCTCTTGCTATCCCGCCGAATCAAGAAGAAGCAATTGAAAAGATCAAAAGCTTTCAAGTACACACAGCACCTACAGCAATAGAAGAGGACGAATTGCGATGATTCCATTTTGTGTGAGTGCCCTGAATACTTCTTGGTGGAAACAGTGGGCGCGTGAATCAAATAAAAATGTGCCGGTATCCCATAAAGGTTTTTTGGGGAGTTTGAAAACGCTCGAACCTTATGTGGGTAAGAGACATTCAGCGGCACTCACACAAATGGGTTTTATTTTTGATGAACATTACGAAATTCCCGGTGTAGGGCTGGTATTATTAGACCAGAACCCCGCTCAGACACTATATTTTGGTCAGGCATCGGCCCTACACTGGCTTTCTTTAGATGATCCTAAAATCAATAATAGTTTAAGGAGTTTAGGTGTGTTGCAATGGTGGACTTAATAAGCCTTTTCAATGTCAAGGTAACTACGAATGAAAAAGAATATATATTTGAATTTCCATATAGGCGTGGCGAGGCATGGGAAACCTTAAAAAATGAGATCAAAGGGATGGAAGGCGCAAAGTTTCAGCCTTCGCCAAGGCCACATTGGCGAGCTAAGCGTACATTGCGTAATGAATGGGTATTAGAGTATCTGAAAGGCAATGATCCTTATGCGCCTTTTCGACAAGAATACCCTCAAGTAGAGCCTAATCGTGATGTTTTATTTCCACATCAAAAAGAGGCTTTGAGCTTTGTTTTAGCTAGACGGCAATGCATCTTAGCTGCTGAAATGGGGACGGGCAAAACTCTAGTAATTATCGAAGCGCTTGAGAAGATCAAGCCCACTTGTACGTGGTATGTGGCACCAAAGTTTTCTATAGGGCAGATTCGTTTACTCTTCAAACAGTGGAATGCTAAAGTTATACCTACTTTTCTTTCGTATGGCGATGTCAAAAAGATTGTGCGAGAGTGGCCTACAGGACATAAAGCGCCTCAAGCACTGATCTTTGATGAATCTGCATATTTGAAGACACCATCGTCTCAAAGAAGTGAGTTTGCTTTACATCTCGCTAACGGTGTACGATTAGATCATGGGGATGATGCACTTATAATATTAGCATCAGGCGCACCCGCACCTAAAAGCCCAAAGGACTGGTGGCATCAGTGTGAAGTTGCTTGTCCAGGGTATATCAAAGAGCGTAATATTTATGATTTCGAGCGCCGATTAGCCTTAATTCAAAAAGAGACATCTTTTGCTGGTGGTTCTTATCCGAAGATCATAACTTGGTGGGATGATGAAAATAAATGCAAGGTTTGTGGCCAATATAAAAATCATTCAAATCACACCCGCACACTTGACGAGAAAATTGCAGAAGTTAAAAGTGGCCTTGATTCATTATTAGAGATCAATACATCTTTAACGGAAATGCCACACGCTTTCGAGCCAAGTATTAACGAAGTTGATCGCTTGTCGAAAAGGCTATCTGGCTTAGTTTTAGTGCAGTTTAAAAAGGATTGCTTGCAACTTCCCGAAAAAGTTTATAGAATCATTAAACTTGAACCGAGTGCTAAGATCAAAAGAGCCGCTTCCATGATTAGTAAGACATCAACAACTACCATCGAAGCACTTACACGCTTACGGGAGTTAAGTGATGGCTTTCAATATGCCCATGAACCTTCAGGAGAATTTGAAACTTGTCCACGCTGTCATGGCACTTGCAAGATTTTTGAGGGAGAAGAATTAGTTTGCCCTTCTTGCAAAGACGGCAAGGTGGAAAAGATGCGTCGTATCGCTAATCGTGTTTCATGCCCAAAAGATGCAGCTTTGCTGGAATTAATGGAAGAATGTGATGATCGCATAGTCATTTTCGGGGGATTCACCGAAACAATTGATCGTGTTTGCGAATTATGCCGTAGAGCAGGGTGGGATTTCATTAGGGCAGATGGCACAACTGGACATTTACCACATGGCATGTATTGCACTATGCAATGTGGTGATAAATACCCATTAGAGATTTTCCAAGACAAGAAAGCATGTGACAAAGTTGCTTTCATAGCACATCCCGCTACAGCAAAGACATCCTTGACATTAACGGCTTCTAATATGATTGTCTATTTCAGTAATACTTTTAATGCCGATGATCGTATTCAATCTGAAGATCGTATTCATCGTATTGGCATGGACGTTAATCGCGGAGCGGTTATTGTTGATCTTGTGCATTTGGAATCAGATATGTATGTACGCGATAATCTGAAAAAGAAACGAGTTTTACAAAGCATCACATTAGGTGAGCTACAACAATATATGGAGGAAACTCATGAAAACGTGTGCAGTTGATTTTGAAACTGGTGGCTTAACAGCGGGATTTCATCCAGCACTTAGTGTGGCTATCGTGCCGCTACGTGATGATTTCATGCCCGATGACACTATTGAGCCATTCATTAGTGACATTGGCGTGGATAATTTGGATCGAATTGATCCAGGTGCTTTGAAAGTCAATGGTAAAGTTATTGAAGACATCAAAGCAGCGGGCGACCGTAAAGATAGTGTTCGTGCTTTCTTTGAATGGTCAAGAGAAATGGGGAAATTTGCACCATTGGCTCAAAATTGGGCTTTTGATCGCGAGTTTTTTCAATATTGGATTGATCCTGAATTCAAAGCCCCGGCTATTCTTAACAAGTATCTTGATTACCGCGCTCGTGATCTTGCGCGTGTTGTTTGCTATGCTATTGATCGATCCAAAGCAAAGAATGTTCCTTGCCAATTCAAAGGCATGAGCCTTGGCAAAATCTGTGAAGCCCTTGGAGTTGTGAATCGTGCACCACATACTGCCTACGGAGATGCATGTGCAACAGCCGAGTGTTACTCAAAACTGGTCAACATGTGAAACGGGTAAGATGATGTTAGAAAGAGATGAAGAAATAACCATGTGCGAATGCTGTGAAGATGAACTTGCAACATCTGAATGCCCTGAATGTGGCATGATGTTATGTGATCTTTGCATGGAGGAGCACGAGTGTGATGCAGAAGATTGGTGATTAAATGAAAGTTGCAGTATCTGACATATATGTTGATTGGAAATCTAATACTCGTGGAGCAGTTTCAGAAGAGGCTGCTGAGGATTTGGCTAGAAGTATAGCCAATTTGGGATTAATAAACCCAGTCACTTTAGCACCTTCTGATCCCAATATAACTTCCAAGCCATATACACTTATTGCAGGGTATACTAGATTTCTTGCTTGCCGTAAGTATCTTAATTGGGATGAGATTGAAGCTACGCTTAATAATGCCGATGCTTTTCTAATCAGCATTGAGGAAAATCTCAAGCGTACTAATCTCACCATGTATCAAGAAGCAGTTTACTTGAAGCGCTGGATTGAAGAGATGGGTGTACCTATGAGAGACGTGGCAAATAAGATCAATAGACCTGCCACTTGGATCAATGCCAGATTACAGTTATTGCAACTTGATGAAGAAACTCAGCGCCTAGCAGATAGCCCCAATAAAGTAATTACACAAAAAGAAATTGGTGAGAAGTTTCGAGAACAAAAACCCGTTAAGAAACAGGAACCAAGAAAACCTTATTTGACAGGCAAGAAAAAGGATCCGCGTCCGCGATTAAACAATGAAATACAGGATGTGGTTCGTCAACTTGTGGATAAAGGACAAGCAGGTTCACCTGTAGTAATTGCATTGAATTGGGCTTCTGGTTTAATTGCCAATCAAGAAATGATTGATCTCTTGGGAGTGGATGTTGAATGAGTATCACGCTTGACACAGAAACTTGTGGCTTTCATGGCCCTATTGTCTTACTTCAATGGGCAATAGACGATGAAGAAGTGCAAGTATTAGATGTTTGGCGTGTACCTGCTAAGCAAGTATTGGAAACTATAGATTTCATCGCATCTCAAGAGATTATTGGCTTTAATCTTGCGTTTGACTGGTTTCATCTTTGCCAGTTGTACACCACTCTTAAAGTGTATCTGGATCGTTGGCCCACGTTAAAAGATCATTTAATCGATCCTGAAATGTATGCTGAATGCGAACCTTTAGGCAGAGATGCAGGTTGTTTGAAACCTAAAAATGCTTGTGATGTCATGCTATCAGCTCGTAAAACCAAATATCAGAGTCTCATGGATAGAAAAAACATTTACATTAGAGATATTCCTGATGATCTCGTGGAATTGGTTTGCGAAGAATTAAATAATCGCTTGCCTTTCAAACCCATTTATTTTGAGAGATCGGTGAGACGTGAATCTGTTTGGCAGATACAGCCTTCCAAGAAGAGAGGTTTCAGCAATCTTTATGTGAAATTTGCCCCTTCATCACGATTAAAAGCCTTGGCAAAAGATGCCCTTGGTTTAGAAGATCCTCCATTGCTCGCGTCCTTGGCCCCTCCTATGGCACCGCTTGAATTGGGTTATGCTCCTTTCGCTCTTGCGATCAAGTCATTGCCGAAATGGAAGGGCCAAGGCGCTAAATTCTTCAGGGGAGAATGGAAAGGCTCATGGGTTGATCGTATTGAGGATTTCATTGATTATTGGGGTTTCTTTGAGCCAGCTAGAAAGTACGCTAAGGATGATGTCATTTATACCCGCGAATTAGCCAAAAGTTTTGGTTTATGGGATGAGGATTCTGAATTGGCATGTATGGTTGGAGCAGTACGTTGGAAAGGTTTCAAAATTGATGTCGAGCAGATCAAAATACTACGTCAACGAGCTTATGATATTCAACATGATATTCCCACCAGTTTCACAGGCGTAAAACAATGGTTATCGAAAGCCATGAGTCCTGAAGAACGCTTAGGCTTGCCAGAATCCACTGGCAAAGAAGCATTGAAAGAAATAATGCAATGGGATGAAGATGCCTATGAACAGGTACAAAAGATCAATAACAGTAACGTACCAATTAAAGAGCGTTTGGAAGCACTAGACAAAGTGGTATGGGAAGAAGAGGTTAGTAAACGCGCTTTTCTAGTTTATGAAGCAAGACATGCACAAAAAGAAATCGAACTGTATGACAAGCTTTTAATAGCTGGGCGCTTCCATGCCTCATTTAAGATCATTGGCACATTATCTAGTCGGATGGCAGGTGCCGATAAGCTCAATGCACAAGGGATCAAGAAAGCCAAGTATGTACGAAAGGCTTTCCCATTAGCTTTCGAGGATTTCCAGTTATCAGGTGGAGACTTTTCTGCCTTTGAAGTGGCTATTGCTGATGCGGTATATGATGAACCGAAGTTACGTGAAGCTTTAACTTCAGAAACAGATTGTCCTTGGGGGCCGTGTGAACGTTGCAATTTCACAGGTAAAGAGAAAACCAAAATACATGCCGTCTTCGGGACTTTCGTATTTCCCGGCAAATCTTATGCTGATATACGAAAGTCTGAAGGACAAGTGCCAGATTATTATACTTTAAGCAAAAGTGGCCTATTCACTTGGCTATTTGCAGGTACAGAATATGCTTTCAAGAAGAATCTAGGGATAGCGGAAGAGCAAGCTAGAAATGGTTTGCATAACTTTGAAAGGGCATTTCCAAAGATCAAAGAGGAACGAACGAAAGCAATGGAAGAATATGCAGCGATGCTACAGGAAGGAGGGGTAGGTTCAAAAATAGAATTAAGAAAGCACAAAGATCATGTAGCCACATTATTGGGATTCAAACGGTTCTTTGATCTCGAATATGCGGTTATTGAAACACTTTTCGCGATTGTTGAAAATCCGCCTAACCATTGGGATATCGAAGGATATGTGGATAGGCGGAACAGAAAACAAACAGTATTGGGCGCAGCAAGATCAGCAATTGCAGGTTCAGCATTCTCCCTGCAAAGTAAAATTCAGCGTGTAGCCATTAACCATCCGATTCAAGGCACAGGCGCACAAATTACGAAATTAGTGCAAAGAGATATTTGGAATTTGCAACCACATGGGTATAAACCCTGGCGTGTGATACCAATGAATATCCATGATGAGATTATGTGCCCTAACACTTGTCCAGATGAAGTTGCTGATGTAGTTTCAGTAGCTATTGAGAAATATAAACAGGTTGTGCCTCTTCTAAAGATGGATTGGCAGAAGCAAATGTCCAGTTGGGCAGACAAATGAAAGGATCATTTCATGTATCGTACTGTATTTGGATGGATCAAAAAGGGCGGAAAGCCGGATGAAGCGGGATTGAAAGCACTGTATGCTTTGATGGAGCCGACTCTGCGGACGTTGAAAATGAAACGGCTGACTACAAAGAATCTCGATGATCGTCTAGTGTCGGCATTTCCAGTGTTCTACGAGTATTTTGCACTTGTGTCAAGTCAACCCGCACAGTATTGGCAGCGCCTTGACAACAGCTTCCCTGAAAAGAAAGCTGAACGAGATATGCGAAAGAGCTTCAAGGCACTCTGGAAAGAATTGTATCCGCCCGCGCCCAAGAAAGAAAAATAAGAGCATTAATGGGTAGGGGCATTATGCCCCTACCCTACTTAAAAAGGATGAGATCATGAATTTTCTTGAAGCGCCACTTTTTGCGCATATACGTAGGCCCAGCTGGCCCGCTGGCTTTTATCTTAAATATGACCATGACGGGTATCTAGGCATGGGTGCAAAAGGGGCTTATGCTGAAGCACCAGTAAGCCTAGATGATTTAAGAGCAGATGATTGGGAAGTGCTTGTATCTAGTAAAGCATACATGCAAGAAGATGCAATAGACTGTCTAAAAAGAGGTATGCGGCTTGCATCTCCTGATCTTCCAATAGGGCACTTCATTATGAGAGTTGAAGCTACAATTCAATTTGCTGATTATCATAGTGAGCCTAAAACAATGTATGCCATATACGATCAACAAGGTAACATTTTAGAAATACTTTTCCAATTACCGGAGCATAGGTGGGTACTGGCATGAAAGTCGCATATATCGCCGGATCATATAGAGCTAATACTATCATGGGCATATTGGATAATATTCACACAGCCAGCAAAGTGGCTTTGGAATACTGGAAAAAGGGGTATGCTGTCATTTGTCCACATCGTAATACCGCATTATTTGATGGTGAATGTGCCGATGTTATTTGGTTACAAGGTGATTTGGAACTTCTCAGGAGATCAGACGTTGTAGTAATGCTACCGTTTTGGACACATTCAAAAGGGGCTATCGCAGAACACGCAGAGGCCACTAGGCACGGCAAGGAGATTATTTATCATGAAGATCATTGAGGCGCTAAAACGATACCCGTATGTTACCAGAAAAGCTTGGACTGACGGCATGTATGTGTGTGCTGATAAAAACTTGGCAATTGTTTGTAAGCTTGACGACACTACTATGCCTTTGTTCTATCAAGATTGTCTTGCAGAAGATTGGGAAGAGGCATTTCCGTTTTTAAGAAACCCAAAGCAAGCAGTACAAAATGGTTGTAGGATCACTCGTGAAGATTTAGATGGCTATATAACCGCTGAAAAAACATCTATACAAGTTCAAACACAAGATGGTTTTCATCTTACACGCAATTGGGTTTACTTTAGTTGGTGTGGCGATCAACTGATTGATATTGCTTTCACTCTTGAGGATGATGGGAAGTGGAAACTATGCTAATACAGGGCGACACATTAGTAGAGTTGAAAAAACTATCCAGCAAAATCATACAATGCTGTGTTACTTCCCCACCATATTGGCAACAACGCGATTATGGGCATATCGGGCAGTTAGGACAAGAAGAATTACCTGAACAGTACATTAATGCAATTGTCAAAATTGGAATGCAAATATACCGTGTGCTTAGAGATGATGGTATATTCTGGTTGAATATTGGGGATTCACATTTACAACGAGATTTTGGTGTTTTCAAGAAAGGTAATCTTGCAGGTATACCTTGGCTTGTAGCTTTTCGTTTGCAGCAATTAGGTTGGCATTTGATCCAAGATGTGATTTGGCATAAAACAAATGCCATGCCTATGGCTCTCACGAAAAGATGTGTACCAGCGCATGAATATATTTTTATGTTTACGAAAACTCGAAATTACTATTTCGATCATAATGCTATTCAAACGAAATCTACTGGATCAGGTAATTATGCGCTATATGGTGGTAATAAGTATCGTGATGGTGGTACATATACCGGTAAAATGTATGTGGACTCAGGTAAAGCCAATAAGCGAGATGTATGGTCCATGGCCTCTGCGGGGTATAGAGGGTCGCATTGCGCTCCGTTTCCAGAAGAATTACCTAGAACATGCATACTGGCAAGCACCAAAGAAGGTGATACTGTGCTTGATCCTTTCGTTGGATCAGGTACAACTGCTGTCGTGGCACAATCTCTTGGCAGGAAGTGGATCGGCATTGACTTGGATACTACAGAAGCAGAAAGTCGTATTCATGGACTCTTATAAAAAACGTGATAACCCCGAACACAGAATACAAAAGGCTATAATTGCCTATCTCAAGGCCCGTGATTGGGATGTCATGGTTACACATGGTAATATGTATCAACAAGGATTTCCTGATCTTTATGCTATCCATTATATACATGGGACGAAATGGATTGAAGTCAAAAACCCCTTGAAATTTTCATTCACACCCGCGCAGCGTAGATTCTTTCCATTAATAACTGGTGCGGGTACAGGGATTTGGATTCTCACAGGCGCAACTGATGAAGAATATGATAAACTATTTAAATATGAATTGGGTAATTGGCATGTTTATATGTTACGTTGATCCTCGCATCAAGAGGTGTGGACACTTCCATCCCTACCCTCCAAAAAGCCCTACCATGCCTCTTGATGCACTTTCAAAGGAGTCCACATGAGAGCGAAAGAATTTATCCGTTACGTGAAAGAGGCACCAACAGATGCCGAAAAGATGAATCGACTAGCGACATTAAATGAATCTCTAGTGAAGCATGTTGAGACGGCCGCCGAAAAAAGAAAATGTACCTCTCATGCCGCTTTCGCTGCCCTTTTGAAAGAGGCAGATGAGATCAAAGAAAGAGTATTTAAAGAATTTCATTTACCAGTAACTAGTAAATTTTCTCACGAGTATACGGATGCTCTTCGTGATTCTGTGGACTTTCCCGATCTTGTGAAAATACTAGATCACTTACAGAAAGGTTCTTCATGATTATTGGTATCAGTGGTAATAATGGATCAGGTAAAGATACATTTGGTATGCTTTTGCAAGCGGAATGTGAACGTGCTGGCAAGGATGTGAAACGGGTTGCTTTTGCAGATGCTTTATATTTCATTGCTTCCTATTTATATGGCACGAAAACTAAAAAGTATTATGATGCTAATCCTGAACATAAAAATGACATTGTTTTCGATGAGATTACTGTTCGTGACCTTTTAATTAAAATAGGCGCATGTATGCGTGACATACGCGCAAGCACGTGGGTTGACTTAGTTAAAGAACTAGATCACGAAGTAATTATAGTTACAGATGTACGATTTGACAATGAGTCTGCTATTTGTGATGCCATATTTCAAGTGACACGCGAAGGGCAGGATGAGAATGTAGGTCAATGTTTTGGTGAAGTCATTGAAAATAATGGGACAATAGATGAACTTGCTGAGAAAGCCAAAGAGGTATACAATGGATTGTTTAGCTAGAGCCTTTGCACATGCAACGCATACCAGTTATGATAAATTGGTGCGAGCAATAGATCACCCTGCGCCTTATCATATTCAGGAGATTATTGAAGTATTAAGTCGCACTTTTAGCATTACAGAAGTTTCTTGTAATGATATTGACCCTACTTGTCCATATACTTCAGATAGATTAGGGGCATGGCTATCAGAATATTCTGGGGTAGTAGCCTACTGGACAAGAAAAGATTTTCAAGAGTGTCCTACTTGCGGTGCGGTATCATTTGAAAATGCTGCAATGCACGCAGTAGCGTATAATCATAAGAATAAAACGATTCAAGAATCTGACGGTTCTTATAGTATACCGCGAAATGATTACACTATTTTTTGGATTATTCAACCTCGTCCTTTCGTGACTTGACTTTTCAAATTTTTTATGCTATAATAACAGCATAATTTGATTTTCCAAGTTTCTGATGGCAGACTTTTCTGATGGCAGAATTTTCTGATGGCAGACTTTAACAATGGAGGTTTGAAATGGACGAAACTGTTAATAATGCGATTTTGGAGTATCGTTTGCTGGCAATTAATTATGCCAAGCGGTTCTCACGCAGTCTACTACACATGCGTGGGGATATGATCTCAGAGGCTCTACTAACTTTAACTATTGCAGCACATGAGCATCTGGATCACCCTAATTTTGAAGCATATTTACGTGTACGTTTACGCGGTGCTTTATTAGACATGTTGCGACGTCGTGAGAACAATGTTCCTTATGATGACATATCTTCATGCAATGATAATTACATGGACATGTATATGCGTGAAATTGCAGCTTTGCAGTTTTTCAATCTCGAAGAATTACAGATAATCAAGATGCGTATAGATGGCTATACGGATCAAGAAATAGCTGAATCATTTGGTGTATGGCCTTCGGCAATTAGGAAACGCCGTGTGGCAATATGCCAGAAAATTCTAACACAAGGAGAACAGTATGGATTTAACAGATGCAAAGAAAGCCTTCTTTCGAGAAAGCGCAGCAGTCGTCAATCAAGCGGACGGAATCCGTTTGGGCATACAAGTGATACAAGCACAGGATCAATTAATAAGGAAATTGCAAGATGAATTGGAAGGATACAAACGAAATAGCCAAGGCGATGCAAGTAACTCCAAGTCGGGTAAAGAAATGGAAAAGCCAACAATCAACCCCATCCTTGGCTGAAAGATTAATGCTTGGTGCGTTTCATGACTGTGATCCCGATGAGTTTATTAAACCAAAACTCATTAAGATGCGGAAAGTAGGCGATTTATGGAAAGCTAGCGTGTATGGCTACAAAATATCTTTTACAAAAGGCATGGGCGCAATAGACGGTAAAGTTTTTGAAGGTAAGAAGTACCACCAAGAAATGGAAGAATATTTGAGGATCGCGTGTGGGCAAAAAATATTTATAGGTGTCGGCCTATGAATGTGCTTATTGAATTTAACCTCATTTATCAGGTACGTGAACAATTTTTGAGATTTTGTGAACTTGATGATCTCGAATGGCCTAAAGGTGAACCTGATTATTTCAAAGTCACGGGGTATGATCTTACGGAAGTACCTATTGATTTTTGGTATACGTTAAAAGCAACACCAGAAGCTGGCTCATTGATAAAAGCATTGGGCATGTTTGGAGGCTGCGTAAGCTCCACGATATGCACAATGACAGAGGCTATTAGTAAGTTTGAGATTTTCCACTCCATTGTTAGTTTCTGTGTACCTTTCATCCCTATACAGGGTATATTGAAAGCTGAGATGTTTCCGTCTAGTTTGACATTAATAGATGATTCAGATGAAGAAATCGAAGCATGGAAAGGCCCAAAGCTTTTGATTCCCAAACCGTGGAATAGTGGAGTTGGTGATCCACAGGAGATGTTACATGAATTTCTTTCTCATGAAGGCCCAGCGCTTAAATCCTAAAAGACTCATACCAGGAGTTACGAAATGGTCAATTAAGCTAGATGGCATGAGGGCTTTTTGGGACGGCGGGATCACTCGCGGTCGTACAGATGTACCTTTTGCAATGCATCAGAAGGCCACTGGCTTGTGGTCTATTAATGCCAAGGTCATCCACGCACCTGATTGGTGGCTAGATACTTTGCCTCAAGATATTTTCTTGGATGGTGAATTGTGGGCAGGTATTGGGCAATTCCAAAATGTCATGTCAATCTGTAAAAGGCATACACCAGATGAACGGTGGCTAAATATTCAGTTTCGAGTATTTGAATCACTTGTACCGAGAATTGTATATACTCCAAGAGTAATAGATCAACCCACGTGTTCTTTGACAATAGATCATACTGTGCGTGATTACATGAAGAATCTTTGTCCCAATTGGGAAGTTGCTCCTGAAGTGAAAACAATAGAACAAAATGTCTTCACTTCTCTTGAAGATATACCTTTAGATGCATTATTGCTTGAGGGGCATGAAGGAATCATGTTCAGAAACCCCTCGAAATGGGAACCCACGAGATCATGGGGTATCATGAAACTGAAACCCTTTCTTGATGATGAAGCCAAAGTCATTGGGTATACTGGCGGTGATAAGGGTTTCACCGGAAAAATAGGTGCATTGATTGTCAACTGGAATAACAAGTGGTTCAAAATATCATCGGGTTTGGATTACACAGATCGTGAAACTAATGACCCAGAAGAATGTGCAAAATATAGTGGAAAGGTATTGCCTATGCATATTGAATCTTTAACTATTCCAAGAGATGCCATCATTACGTTCAAATATCGTGAACTAACTGATGAGGGTACACCAAAAGAAGCAAGATATTGGAGAAAAAGAATATGACAGTTTTACAAGAAGACCTCATCACCGGGATAAGCTATATATTTTGTATTTGTGCAACGGAGGCCCTTGCCGAGACTTTTCAAAATAACAATGATCCCTATCATGCTTACGTGATAGAAGAATGGGATGTTGAAACATGACTAAAAATGACCTAACGAACGGTATGGTGGTTGTAACATTGAATCGCATCAAGTATTTAGTCTGTAAGACAGATAAAATATTCAGATTCATAGGCTTAGAGCGTGCTATTGATAGTAGTTGCTTTAGTGATGATTTACTACACCATGCAACTGGCGATTACGATATTATGGAAGTATATGAGCTTTCAAATAAATATACTCATCCACTTTCAATTATACTTAATTATGTTGAAGATTCTTGTTTATGCATTTGGGAAAGGAAAGAAGTTAAAGAGATGACAGTGGCGGAAATTTCTGAAGCATTGGGCTATGAAGTGAAAGTGGTGAGATGATTTATGCATGGAAAAGTTTACCCTATTTCATGCATTTTGGATACGGTGACAACCGACCCATTGAAATAGGCACAATTTATGAAGTTAGTTACCCCGCAATAGTTTGCGATTGGGGATTTCATGCTTCTATTAAAGCCATTGATATGCTGACATGGGCACAAAGTGACATTGTTGCACGAGTTAAATGCTCAGGGCATATTGATTTCGGTGCTGATAAGCTTGCTTGCACAAAAATACAATGTACACACATATTTAATGCTAGGGCAGCATTTTCAAAATATGCAAATTTTGAAACTTACTTGCCTTTCGCTTTCAGAGAAGCTAAAGCGTATGCTTACAGGAACCGTTTACGGGATGAAGATCGCTTAGTACGATTATTAAGAAAGGATATGCGATGCTCACAAAAGAACAAATGATCTTGGCGGAGATGCTGTATGAGGCTTGGCCAGAATCAAATGAAGGGACTTTTGATGAAGGCTTCGATTTCGCCGTGGAAGTAATCATTGATTTCTTGCAAAGAGATGAGATCATGGATACACAGCAATTCCGAAAGGTAGTAAATTGCTAAGAGAACTTAGAAAACGAAAAAATGAATTAAAGAAACTTATCGTAAAGATGGAATATCAAGTAGCTTGCGATATTGGTAGACTTACTCATAATAAAGAAAGGGAGATACAATTTCGTGAAGAGCTAATAAGCATCGAAGGCAAGATCAAATATCGTGAAAGGAAATTGAAAGATGCGTCTAAGAGTCATTGAAGTAGCCCCAGAATACATTGGGCATGATATCGTTCTAACTGAAGATGAGAATCGAAGAACTTATTTTGTTGACCCGCGAATAGACTTCGCTAATGGAGATGCACCACCTATTGAAGATTTTGTTGGCAAAACCATAGAAGTAGATGCTTTGCAAGGCTATATTTGGTTAGGCAATAACGTAAGGATCATTGAATCATGAAAGTCACAATACAAGATGTTTTAAATCTTAAACCTTGTTATACATCACAATATTTACAAGCACTTTGGCAAGGTAAAGAAAGTTTAGCTCTACAGGAAATTGCTGGTCTTGATATTAGCGATGTTGATCGCATTTGGGTATTGATACGTCTCATGCCTAATCCTGAGAATGTTGTGGAAAAAGCAATGTCACGTTATTTGAAAGCTGCTTTAGAATACTACACTGACCCAGCGGCATTAGAAGCCATCAAAAATTGGCCACGAGAAGTGAAATTTACGAAAAATGAACAGATAAACGAAATTGCATGTATATGGTATGACTGGTCACGGTCTAAAACAGACCCTTGTTATTGTTGGCATACACTGATATGGGTACGACCTATATGTGGATATGACGAGACAGAGCGTCAACTAAATGACATCCTTGAGGAGATCAAAAATGATTAAAGGGCAAATCACCACTAATGAAGTGGAACGCTTGAGCTATTTGGCGAGTACGCTGGATAAAAACAGCTTAATTGTTGAAATCGGTGCATATCGAGGTAAAAGCACGGTGGCGCTTGCAAAAGGGATGCCAGAGACTTGCCATATCGTGAGTATTGACCCAGGGGTTCTTGGGCCACAGTCACGACCAGATCAGGGTTACGAAACTACGGAAACACTTCTTGCTTTCCGCGAAAACATTAAGCCTTATCAGCAGAATATCACACAAATCATTGGCTGGCCTAATAAAGTGGCGCAATGGTGGGGTGGCGACATTGATCTATTATTTGTTGATGCCACGAAACGGTATGAGTCCATTGTCAAGATATGGAAAGCTTTCATACCATTTTGTGTATATCGCGTGGCTTCGCATGACTATGTTACTGATGAAACATCGGATCAATATTATCCTGGGGTACATAGAGCACTTCAAGAAGTTGTGTTTCCAAAAGTAACAGATGAGCAACATCATGTAGATTATACATGGGATGGAGTAATGAAATGATAGAATGGACATGGAACGGCTTACGCTGTGAAAATGCATTACCAAAAAGATGGTTTGATCTTCGTGGAGCGGACTTTAGTAATGAAAGGTACTGGCAATGAAACAAGAAATAATGAATGAGATCAAGCAGGCGATGGAACAAGCCCAGAAATGGGTGCATGATCCAAAGACCAATCTATTGTATGTTGAAGTTGAACCCCTATATTGGAGAGCTATATATCCCCCCGAAGAAATGTCAACAAGCATACCGGCAGCATGTGTATTGCTACAGCACGCACCCGCGCTGCTTGACGAAATCGAGCGGCTGCAAGCGGAACTAAAACGGTGGACCGGGGTATTCACGGGAGTCACCCCAGAAGATATGCGTCGGCGCATGATGGATATGTCCGTCGCTCATGCGTGGTTGTCTGAAGAAAACTTCCGCCTCACCGCATACGTGGCGGAACTGGAAGAAAAACTTGAAACAACTAGAATGCAACTAGCAGCATGTGATGTAGTTGCAAATTCAAACACACCAGAAAGCGCTCAAGAACATCGCCAGATGTCCTCCCGATACAAGAGTGCCGCATTACTATCGGTTGAATCCGCTGTTGATCGTGAAATGGAATTGCGGCAGCGCGTCGCCGAACTGGAGCCAGCATCCGCAACCACGCAACCCATCACCCCGCCCACCCCTGGCCCGAGCGCACCTGCGGCGAGTGCGCGTGGAGGCAGGACGAATACACCGGCGCATATCACACCGCGTGTGGGCACATGTGGCAATTCACCGAGGGCGACATTGCAGACAACGACACGCGCTATTGTCCGTACTGCGGCGGGCAAATTGTGGAACAGCCCACGGAGGGCGAGGAGGAGGCCGACGAATGAACCGCAACCCCGCCGCGAACTGTGGCAACTGCCCATACTGAAAATACGATATGCATGACATGGAAAGGAGATCAAATGAATCAGGAAACGATTAACAAAATCAGACAGGCGCTGGAGCAGGCAACGCCGGGACCGTGGCGCAAGGGTACGTTTAATGTCTGGTGTGATGATGAAGATTCATGTATATGTGATCTTGGTCAGGGGGTGCGTTACTGGTATGACGGTGGCCTCCGAAATTATATGCGACAAGATACAGAAGAACGTGCATTTGCTGATTCGTGTCTTATCCCCCTGCTCCGCAACCACGCGCCCGCGCTGCTGGACGAAATCGAGCGGCTGCAAGAAGAATTAAATAGGTGGACTGGTGTATTTGCAGGAATTACTCCTGAAAATATGCGTCAAAGGATGTCGGATCTGTCAATCGCTAATGCCCAACTCACGGCCCGCGTCGCGGAACTGACGGCCGAACTGGATGACTATTGCCGTGCAGACGCAAACATAAACTATGCCCTGAACGAGGGCGACAGGAATATAAATCATGAAACAGCGCAACCCTAATGCGAAGTGCGGGAACTGCCCGTACTGGAAAAAAATAATGCACGGTATAGGCCAATGTCGCTCTAAAGCTGCAAGTGAATTGTGTGATTGGCAAGAAACAGAAGAAATAAACTGGTGCGGCCAGCACCCGGACTTCTGGACACATACACCAAAGAAGATCGTGATCGGCCCTGAAATTGTGAATTGCGACTATGTACCGACCAAATGCGAAAGTTGCAATCGCCAACTGAGTGTAACGACTGACAAGGATTCTCCTTGCTATACATGCGGGCATGATTTCAAAAACTACAAGCCTTTTGACGACCCCGGCGTGCTCGCCATGCAAGCGCTGGCAGAGATGGACAGGAAGGAGGCCGACACATGAAACGCAACCCCGCCGCGAACTGCGGCAACTGCCCGTTTTGGGCATCGTGGACAGGAACAGGCAGTCCCGATCATATAGGGGAATGCCGACAAACAAGCGTCAAGCCAAACAATACAAATCAACGGTGGGAGACGACGGGGGCTAACGAGTGGTGCGGCCAGCACCCGGACTTCTGGGAGATGGCCGAGATCACCAACACCTGCCCATCCTGCTGGCCCACCGACGACGCGGTGCGCACGCCGGAGTGGACACATGTTGGCGTACAGTCCACTACGTATTGTCCGCACTGCGGCAAAGCAACGACTAGCACGTTTGAGCAGGACAAGTCCTGACCATGACGACCGCGAATAAAGAAACACTATATGGAGTTTATGGTTCGGAATGTTTGCATAATGATCCCGACGAAGCCATAGAAGAGTATCTCGACGATTGCGATACCTCTGATTTTGCGGCAATAACACTAGATGTATGGGAATACAAATGAATTTAACTTATACCATAGCCACTGAAGAAATGGCGCCTTTGGCAGAAAGAACATTGGCGACATTTCCAAAGGATACGCTGGTTTTTCGTAGATTGATCTCGAAATACCAGCACTCCAAGTATATGTTTTTTCTGCTTTCAGAACTGGCAGAACAGTATCCACAAGCGGAAGTGTTTCAATATGCAGACAGTGATATCTTCATGCGTGGTGGTGACATTTTCGACCGTGATCTTAATTGCATTTGGATGCTCGACGAAGCAGAGTACCGACGTAACGGCAACTGGGCAGATCAATTCAAAGAAAAAATAGAAGAGCATACAGGCGAAGCCGTGAATTGGACTAGGCATTGGTGGAATCCAGGTGTGTCAATAATCCCAAGACAATTCGCTAAGTATTTCGTAATGCCGCCTTGGGATGTCAATACACATTTATGGAATACACGAAGTGGCAAAGACATTGTAAAGAATATGCCATATATTAATTGGCTTATTGCTAAGCATGGCTTGCCTATTCGTGATCTCACACCTTATTGGAATTGCATGGATCCTTTACGCTCGCCATTCGCAAAGGAGGCAAATTACTGGCATTTAACGCAGAACGAGCATTTCAACGCTTATGCGAAATTGAACATATTGAAACGTTTGGAGATGCCTTGGCAGCCCAAAGCTTGTTTAGTTACTGTAGTTATTGGTGAAGCTTTTGAAGAACTTGCAAAATACACCTTGCTTTTAATGGAAGAAGCAGCGAGGCGTTGGAATATGGATTTCAAAGTCGTAAGGAGAAATAAAAGATACCCTTCACCATCATTTTGTAAACTCGAATATCCAAAGGATTATGATGTTTATGTATTTGCAGATTGCGACATGATGATCTTACCAGAATGCCCTAATCCTATAGATTATGTGCCACAAGGTAAATTTGGGGCATTCAATAGCCTAACCCTTGATTACATGCGAGCAGAGACAGCAAGTTGGAGAACTTCATTCAAAGAGTGGTCAGATCGTGCCGGGTATGCCATTCCTGAAAGTATGCCTTACTATATCAACGGTGGCTTTTTCGTTTGCTGGAAAGAGTGCAAGCACATTCTGAATGTGCCTCCAATTGATCTCGACGGGTACTTCGAGCAGCACGGTTTGAATCATAATCTTTGGCGTGACGATGTTTATTTCGAAATGGATCGCAAATGGAACTGGGGTCACTTGCATATCAATGACAACACTGAAGGTGCTTATATAGTACATCTCAATGGTGTACCTTTGGATCAACGTATAGACTATTTTAGAAAGGTAATGAAAAATGACTGAAGCACGTGCGTACTTGGCGAAGATGATGGCTAATTGCACTGTACCGGAAGTATCAATTGCCATCAATTGCAGAGCAGATCAACTTTACAGTTGGTTACGAGGCAAGCATAAAATCTACACAAAACATGCCAGAAGTCTTGCCAGATATTTCAATGTCGGCCCTGAGAATTTCCTCGATGAGTGGTATGAACTTGACCCGGCAGACACTTCTTTTGGCACTGAACTACGGCGTGAACGTTTGAGAATGGGGATGTCCCTTAGAGAGATGTCTTATCGTATTGGTTATGCTGACAAAACAATATGCAATTGGGAACACAATCAGATCAAAGAGAAAAAGCAAGAATATGTGTGGACACTTGTGCAACTGGTTAAAAAAGATCTGCCAGAGGTATTTTAAATGATCCAATTTGAAAGTAGATTGAAAGCATTAAGTCCAACTTCATTGAAGTGCTTTGAAACAAGTGTTGATACTTTCGTTTGCCGCTATGTCTTGGAGATACCAAGGCCACCGCAAACGAAACCTATGAGCATAGGATCAGCCTTCGATGCCAGAATCAAAGCATATATTGCTCAGAAAATTCTGGGGGTAGAAGACTGGTTTGAGAATTTGTTTGAAGCACAGGTCGAGCCAGCTTTTCGTGATTGGGCATTTGCAGAATCTGAAAATGTATTCAATGATTATGTGAATGCTGGTTGTGCTGATGATCTCATTAGAGAAATAGGTGACTCCATAGCCTTGAGAATGGAATTCGAGCAATTCAAATCCTTGAAATATGAAGATGGTTTTGAAGTCCCATTATATGGAAAACCAGATGCTTATTTCATGCGCCGCGATGGTTTACAAATAGTTATTGACTGGAAAGTTAATGGCTATTGTTCACAAGCTTCTCCTGCTGCTGGGTATGTACGCCTCATTGACAAAGAGGGTTATGATCTCGGTTCACACCGTTATGCTTTTCCTATCCTCTACAAAGGTATATCTTGTGCCACTGGTGAAATACCTTTGCAATGGCGAGATCAGATTAGAATGTATTCTTGGATGCTTGGTGAAGATAATAATGATTGGGTGGCAGGAATAGATCAATTAGCTTATCGTAATGGCATTCCACGATATGCCATTCACAGGATACGCTTAACAAATGATGATTTGGAATTACGTAAACGTATACGGTTGGCTTGGGAAGCAATTTCCACAGGTCATTATTATTATGATCGCTCACTTGAAGAATCAAATATGCGTATTGAGTTACTAAAAGATAACAGAGTCATGAGAGAATGTTTACTTGACTTTAGAGGATTTCGTTGAAAACCATAAGGAGAATGACATGACTACGTGGCGTGAATTAATATATGAAGAGATGAAAAATCAGAACGAGTCTTGGGCTGATGTTGTAAGCCATACGGAATTTGATCTTGATCGTAAGTTCAATGATGACTATGGAACTCCCGAAGGAGAACCTTTTACACTGTGGACGAAAAAGCGTGTGTACTTCCCTGTAGAATATGATGGCAGTGAACGGGTAAGTAGTGTGCCTCGATCACCTCGCTCCAAAGAAGTTACACGTCATGTAGGTTGAGAATGATATGACTTATGCCGAATTACAAACAATTCTTGCCAAGCATCCATTCTTGCAGATATTGATTAAAAATATGCCCTTAGAGACATTGCAAATCAAATTTGATGATTTCAAGAATTTCCAAGTCAAAGGGGTTACGAAAATCTACTTTGCAAGTGATCTCATTCAATCGTTTACAATTGATGTAGCATATATTTCTGATCTTTTCAAACGACATGGCCGCCCACGGTATATTGTACACAAGGAGAAAGGAACCATTACAATTTACCGTTATCGTTCACGCAAATATACGACTTTGCCAAAATTACATGTCTACACCGACCCTGTAACAAAAAAGGAGAGAATATATGAAAATGTGAAACTATTAGGAACAGCAAAAATCACCAAGAAAAACCCAGAAGGAGTTTATTTAAGAGGCTTATGTGAAACTAAAGATGGTCCTAAAATGTGTTTATTTTTCGTGCGCTTCATTAATTTCAAAAACCCACAAGATCACCATTTGAAAGCAGCTCGATTTAACAGAGGACATTGGCACTTCACATGAATATTCAAAGAATACTTGCAGAGTCAACAGGAAGCATTTGTTTAATCGGCCCAGGATATCGTTTGTATCTTGATTCATCTTGTCACGGTGAGATTAGTGACATTGATGAAATAGCAAAATTCACTGAACCAAATACGCATGAATTCAACACGGCTACAGAGGAAAAATTGTGATTTAAAAACCTTTTGAAACTTTTTATATTCTGAGCCTTGCCGATAGGCGGCAAGGCTCAGAATATTCTGGAGAGCAACCATGAAAGCAAAAAGAATCATGAAAATACCTTTAAGCTGGATTATCAACCCACCGTCTCCTTATGCTGTTGATCCTCACCGAAATGTTAAAGTCATCCGAATATGCACCTATACCCGTTATAAAGATCAGTAGTGAAGGGTATGCATTGTTAGGTGGCTTTACAAAACATGCCATTGCACATAAAATAGGCTTAACTGAAATTAATGTGTCTGTAGAAAAAGAATCAATGTCAATTTACAATAAAGCAGTTTGTATCTTTAAGAGACTTGCATATCTTGACTTTTGAAATTTTTTGTGCTATAATAGTACTAGAAAATTGAGAAAGCAAGCCTTGCCGATAGGCGGCAAGGTGAAGCATCTCAGAAAATTCTGGAGAGCAACTATGAAAGCAAAAAGAACCATGAAAATACCTTTAAGCTGGATTATCAACCCACCGTCTCCTTATAATGTTGATACCACTTCACTTAATATCCTCACCGAAATGTTAAAGTCATCCGAATATGCACCTATACCTGTTGTGCAGATTAGTAGTGAAGGGTATGCACTATTAGGTGACTTCATAAAATATGCTATCGCCCACAAAATAGGCTTAACTGAAATTAATGTGTCTGTAAAAAAAGAATTAATAGACATTGTATCAGTTTATAATGATGCAGTTTGTAATCTAACTGAAGCTTTAAGAGACTTACACGACCTTGACTTTTGAAATTTTTTGTGCTATACTATTAGTAAGAAAGCAAAGTTTGCCGATAGGCGGCAAACCTCAGAAAATTCTGGAGAGTAACCATGTTAATTGAATTAAACACTATCGTAAATCCAGCCACACAGATTAATATTAAAGAACATGAATATTTAGCAACAATATTAAAAAATGGAACTTACATGCCTTTTGAGGTAGTCCAGCTAAATAGTGGATACTATGCTTTACTTTGTGACTTTGAAATACATGCTGTGGCCCATAGTTTAAGATTAAAATACGTTGAAGCTAATATTCATCTTATTGATTATAAGGCAAGCAATTTCAATTATAGAAGATCTTGACTTTCGAAACCTTTTGTGCTATAATAGTATTAGAAAATTGATTGGCAGCAAGTCTCAGAAAATTCTGGAGCAAAAGAATGAATCAAGCATTATTCACAAGCAAAAAAGATGAATGGGAAACACCGCAAGAACTTTTCGAGCAACTGCATCAGAAATTTCTGTTCACATTAGACCCGTGTTGTGATGAGAGCAACGCTAAATGTGAACAGTATTTCACGAAAGAAGATGATGGCCTGATCCAGTCATGGGCAGGCCATTGCGTGTTCATGAACCCACCTTATGGGCGAAGCATTGGGAAGTGGATGCAAAAAGCCTATGAAGAATTCTTGAACGGGACAACAGTGGTATGTCTCGTACCCGCACGAACAGACACTATTTGGTGGCACGAGTATGCCACAAAAGGGCAGGTTATATTTCTGCGTGGACGTCTCAAATTCGGGGGAAGTAAAAACAGTGCGCCTTTCCCAAGTGCCGTAGTGGTATTTCAACCTCAGAATATTCTGATACGTTGGGCCATTCGTTACCGTCTCATTAACAACTTTCACAGGAGAATTGTATTATGATAAGAGTTTACGAAGTCACACGTGAATATGGCGGCCCTGAAGAGGGCGGATGGTGGTACGATCATTACACATTATTAGAAGAAACGAGATGGGATTTCCTTTTCGAGAGACTATGCAAAAAGTATAAGGATCGCGGTGACGAGTGGGTCATATTTAGTGACCGTGCTTATAGTCGTGGCGGGGGCATTCTTGCTAAGTACCCTTATATTTTCATAAATATTGGGGATGAAAACTGGGAAACTAAGGAGAAACCGCATTATGAATAAGTATATTCAAGAGTTGAAAGAAGAGCTTAACAAAAAGAAGATTTTGTGATATAATAGTATTAGAAAATTGAGAGAGCAAAGTTTGCTGAAGGCAGCAGGCAAAGCCTCTCAGAATATTCTGGAGGTAGCAGCATGACAAGAAAAGATTACAAGGCATTCGCAGAACATTTGGGCATGGAAAGGAGGTTTATAAGCAGCCCAACAAGGAAAGAAGGCTTCGACCTAGCCGTGAAGGTCATGTGCGGTGTTTTCCAATCGGATAACGGGCGGTTTGACCGTGACCGTTTCCTACGGGAGTATGATAAATGCTCGAAAACTGGACTGGACGATCATTGATCTTCCATGACGGTTACATATGGCTACCTGACGGGAATGTTGAAGTGCATGTAGAAAGAACGGATGTACTTGAGGGTTTTCGTGGTTTAAGTATCTTTGACGGCTTTCCCATAGCATTATTGCCTATTGAAAGGAGAGGTGTGATGCTAGTTGTCAATGAGAATATTCCGTATGCACGAGATGATCTCGTATATCCGTGTTACAGTGATGGCAAGGTAGTAGGTTTCCAAAAGTATGAAAGTAAATATGTAGGAGTGCAACAGTATGGATAAGGCACAAACGTTGGATAAGGCACAAACGTTGGATAAGGCAACTGCACAAAGAATGGCGTTAAACTTGTACGCTGAGTTGAAAACAAGCAAGCCTCGTGACCGTTATAAGAAGCATCTGCGCGAATTGTGCGCAAAGTACAAACAAGTGTATATTGATGCCATGATACAAGAGCATGGTATTGATAAAGTCAGGGCAAAGTGCCCATCATTAGTCAGAAAATTCTGAGCAACCAAGGAGAATGAGAAATGAACGTTAATGAAGTAATGAATGAAGATGTAGAAGTAGTAGAAGCAGGGATCGATGTGGATGTTGAGGAAAACCTGTCATACTATGAACTCGATGAGGTGGACTTTTCGGATCAATGGAACATCCGGCGTCCCGACAAGTATGAAGAGCGGGTCGATCGCAAAATGCAAGAATTGTTGACGGATTTGTATATCCGTACACCACTGGAAGTGGCGCAAGTATTGGATGCTGATGAAGTTTTGCGTGGTGTCAAAGGTTTCATCCGCCATCGGGCATTGTGCCGTATCCGAGATGAAAAGCCCGAAATTTATAGTGAGTATTTTGAGGGCAAAGTGCCGTACACATTGGTGCTTTGCACGGAAGAGCAGCGTGAACGGCTCATGTTGGATCATGGTTCGGAAGAACTTTTGGATGAGTACGAGCTACTCCTTGCCGTTCAGAAATTTCTGAAGCGTGGCTACACCCAAAAGAAGATCGCCGTGATCTTGTCGCCACTATTTTACCAGTTGGCAGACATCAAAAGCAAACGGGAATACAATACCCGTATTCGCACGTTTCATGAGACGGGGCACTTCGAGAAAGCTTACGAGCTGGGTGAAATTCAGCTGGCGTACTGGCGTCGCCGGATTCAATATTACAAGCGAATCATCGAAGGTGGCCCGCTGTGTATTCAGGCATTCAAGGATTCCGTGGATGGCAAACGCCCACGTATCACGCAGAAACAGGCGGAGCAGATTCAGGAAGCAGTTGGCGATACCCTGAAAATGCAAGAGCTCATCGAAACCAAAGAATCGGAAAAGAACCCCGCCAGTCGTGGCATGGGCCGTGCAAAGCTGGTGCAATACCGGAAGATTTGCCATAGCACTTACATTCAGAAGATTCTGGATGTGATCCTCGGTGAGTTGGCGCAAGAAGCGCTGGAGCCGATTGAAGAGGAATTGATGAAGATTGAAGCGGCTCAGAAGGATGGAAACTTCTGGGAGAAATTGAACAATGTATAACTCCCTACTATTGTGCCCTCATGATCTATTGTTGGGTACGCGGGAGATTAATGGCAATCTTTGCGAAATATCGAAAGGTAAAATCACATGCGCTTCTGTTCGCATACAGAAAGCATGGGCGCGAAGACTATCTGTTCAATATGGCGTATGCCAATACGAATGGTCAAACGACAAAGCCAGCGGTTCCGTGATCTATGAAAACGGGAAAAAGACCGCAGAGATGTTCAAAGCTGCCTGAACCAAGTAGCGGGGTGATTCATGTCACCCCGCTACCACCCTTCTGAAATTAGAGTACCATACACCTCAGAAAATTCTGATAGGAGAATGAATCATGAATTGGAATGAAGCTCGCGAATTGGATGTATTACCAGAAGAATGGCTAAACTTGAGCGAGGCGGACCTCTGCGGGGCCGATCTGAGCGGAGCGGACTTGCGCGAGGCCAACTTGAGCGGGGCCAACTTGTACGAGGCCGACTTGCGCGAGGCCGACCTGAACGGGGCCGACTTGCGTGGGGCCGACTTGTACGGGGCCAACTTGCATGGGGCCGACTTGTACGGGGCCAACTTGCGTGGGGCCAACTTGAGTAAGGCCAACTTGCATGGGGCCGACTTGCGAGGGGCCGACTTGCGCGGGGCGAATCTCGACTTTTCAAATTGGTCACTCTGGTGCGGCTCGCTGAACGTAAAGGTAGACAAAAAACTAACGGCACAGCTGGCGTATCATTTTTGTACGCTGGACTGTGATGATCCTGAATATCTAGCCGCACGGAATGCTGTCATAGGTTTTGCAAACCAAATGCACCGAAACGACGTGCCGCGTTTACAATAAGAGTGGAACGTCTCAGAAAATTCTGATAGGCTAAAACAAGGAGAATGAATCATGAAAAAATATTATTATGAAAAATATATAAAGATTAATTGGCCAGAATATTCTGAAAGTAAAATGCAGAAACTTCACACTTGGGCATATGGGGTTTATTGCATTGGCTCTTGACTTTTGACGTCTTATAATAGTATTAGAAAATTGAGAGAGAGAGCAAAGCAACGGGCAGAGCCTCTCAGAATATTCTGGCCCAAAACAAGGAGAATGAATCATGTACAATCTTGCGAAAAAATTAATGCTCATGGATGAGGGATGGAAAGCCCTTGAAGACCATTTACGACGGGATTATTATTTCCGTTATGAAAAGCATGTATATGCACTCACAATACGTGTCACACCCATGTATAAGGAACTAATTCTTACGAGAACATATTGTTATATTAGTGGTGACACACTCACAGAAGAAATGTGTAACGCCATTTTGGGTGATGATGATGGGTGGCTATTATGCTATGGGCAGGGCCTGTCTTTTGATCCTGCGAAAATTGAGCCTATATCCGAAAGAGAGTATTGGAGTTTTGTGATATAGTATTAGTATAGAAAGTGAGACGAAATCATCGGTAAAGACTGATGGGAAACGTCTCAGAATATTCTGGCCCGATGGGCCGAAAGGAGAATGTATGAGCCATTTCGCAGTGTTGGTTTTCGTAAGACCGGAGAATCAGAGATTTCTAGGGTCTACCGTTGAAAATGTACTAGGACGGTATGACGAGAATTTAGAAACGGAACAAGTTTGTGACTGTGTTGCTCTGTGTGAGCTAGATCATTGTGTTAAACCTGATCCAGAATGTCTATACTGCCAAGGTACAGGAGTTAGCCATTTCAATCCCGATGGCAAATGGGACTGGTGGCGTATAGGTGGTAGGTATGATGGCTGGATCACCGATACAGAAGTTTCTGGAGATGGATTCAACTTCTCACATGAACATGAGTCTTTGAAGTTAAACTCCCGCCCTGTGGCGGAATTACTCGATAAAATACCATGTGCCATCGTCACACCTGATGGTGAGTGGTATGAGAATCCTGATCCTTGGGGCGATGATTCAACTGGTGAATGGGATGATGAAGTACATGCTCTTTATAAACAATATCAGGATTGCATTGCAGTTTGTGTGGACTGCCATGTCTAGAAAATTCTGAACCAGTTGGCTTGATGAGTGGGTCGCCAATGGGTGACTCACTTCAGAAAATTCTGATTCAAAGGCATAAAGGTGCAATGCACCAAGGAAAACTGAAACATGAGAACGAAAGTGCAGACACGAAAAAATGGTGAACGGTATTGTGCATACATCGGACTTCCGCCCGAACATCCGTTGCACGGAAAATATCCCGATAGGGATGCTTTCCCTGACATAGTGGATTGGACGTATGCTGGATTAGGCTTAGCAGGGAATCAGCCCACAGGCTATTGGTGGATAGGTTGGGATTCACCTGATCCTATTGATCCTGAACCAGTTGAGTTGGTGATTGATAATCTCTTGTATACCGAATTGGTTACATTACGACGGTGGATTGCGGAGCAACGCGATTTCGCGTATGACTACGCCATGTATGAACCGTACTTGGACTGGTTTCTCGTGACGGGGCGTCATCGAGATTCGGAAATACTGGATCGGGCAAATTGGGACGCCATCTTGAATCAGTTAGGCGGAGAAGGCGAGCATTGTGCTATCTTTCGACATGGGCATTGGGCAGTGGGCTGGTCGGAGGTCATGGTTTCTGACTTAGGCGGAGAGGTTCAGAAAATTCTGGACTCACTTGCTGATTATCCCGTGTTGGATGATGAACTGTATTCCGAGATGGAAAGTGATGAAGCCTATTCGGGATGGCTGGACTATGGCGCAGATGACTGGCTGCGCGATACCGATTTTGATTCGGAAGGACTGCGGGATGACTGGAAAGATGTCGTGTGGGGATATGCGCGATATGAGTGTACGGGATCAGGTTTCAACTATGACGTGGATGACTTTGATCCCGCATTACTTTACACTTGACTTTTGACGTCTTATAATATTAGTATAGAAAGTGAGACGAACACTGTGATACAGCGTCATGGGAAACGTCTCAGAATATTCTGGCCCGATGGGCCGAAAAGGAGAATGTATGAAGATTCATGAAAGTATTACAATGGAACGTCTGGAAGATGCCATTCGGCGTGAAGCTGAATGGTGCGAAAATCCAGGATTTTGTATTGCTTGTGGCGCGGACGCAGATGGCTGTGAACCTGATGCAGAACGCTATGAGTGTGAGGAATGCGGTAAACATGCGGTCTATGGGCTCATGTACATTGCCATGATGATGATGTAGTTTCCAAGCCCGCTGTCCTTCGGGATGGCGGGCTTGACTTTTGACGTGTTTTATGATATAATATAAGTATAATTGAGAGAGCAAAACTTGCTGATAGGCAGCAGGCGGAGCCTCAGAATATTCTGGCCCATCGGGCCAAACAAGGAGAATGTAGAATGACGAAAATGTGTTTGGCAAGCTCTAGCCTTACTGAGCAGAAACCGGTGCATGTGACGGTATATACATGCGGTCACGCGACAGTCAATCACTTTGTATATGATTGTCGAGTGATTGAATCCGACAATCGGTGCGTGCAGTGTGATGCCGCACCGTGGTTGGATCTGGCGAAATGGCTTGCTCCCCATGCATTAGGCATGGAAGGCGAGTGGGAACTCGCACCTGGTGTGCGCTTGGTGGCCTTTGTAAATTACCATGATGGCCAAGTCTTTGAAGTTAGCCATGACGTTTTGCTGGACGTGCCAGCGGGGCGTATGCGACTTGATTATCGTCGTTTTTGATTCTTTTTTCAAGCCCGCTGTCCTTCGGGATGGCGGGCTTGACGTCTTATAATAGTATTAGAAAATTGAGAGAGCAAAGCAGCAGGCAAAGCCCCTCAGAATATTCTGGCCCGATGGGCCAAAAGGAGAATGAATCATGATTAGAATACGTATTGAAGCTTACCTTACATCTTATAAGTGGGTGATGTGGGTAAGTGCGACCCACCCACTGTATGGTCTTCAGGCTATGGACTTGGTGCTTAATGATTGGCTGCGGACAGTCATTGGACATACAGGTATGCTTAAAGACCTGTCTCCATTATATGGTGGAGAAATGGATCAGGGGTGGTGGCGATTTGAAACCGCCAATACTACGCCGGAGGAGGCACGGAAAATAGGGAATTGGTTACAGGGCATGGAAAATAATCCCGTGATTGATATGCACGTATACGAGAAGATGTGCGTGTTCTTGGATGCTCTTTGGAATGATCCCAAAGGATACCCATTTGTTGATGGGATTATCACTGCTGAATTCTGCGGGGATGATCCTAACATATACAAGATTGTTCTGGATACAAGGGAAGTTGCTCCCCTGTGTCAGATTTTTCTGAGATTACTTGACCCTGATGATTCAGATTTCGTGAAGATCTGGGAAGCAGATCGAATTGATGGTGTGTGGACGCCTTGGTGGGGCAATCTCACGCCGTACCCCGATATCCTTCGGGGCATCTAATATTCTAGCCCGCTATCCTTCGGGATGGTGGACTTGACTTTTGACGTGTTTTATGATATAATATTAGTATAGAAAGTGAGACGAACACTGTGATACAGCGTCATGGTGAACGTCTCAGAAAATTCCAATAGGAGAGTGTAGAATGAACAAGTTCGAAAGGTTGGTTGGAGAGATGATAGAAGAAGATATGAATACTGATTCTCTTCTTGAAGAATTGCGCGTACGTGGTTACGATGCGCGTTTAGTCGGGCGTAGGGTCGTTGGATCTACCGAGAATCGCTTTTCGGCGGTTCCACATGGCATGGATGATCCAGGCATATTTGACATGCCTGTATACGAGGTGGTAATCGCATTTTATTGCGGCCCCATATTAGTAGAATCTGTACGCCTTCGTGAAGAAACGTACTGGTTCGGGGGATACCACAGCGGATGGGAACGCTGTAATTTGTCATTGTGGCGGCCAAAACCGATATTAAGTTGACTTTTGCCCGCTGTCCTTCGGGATGGCGGGCTATTTTTTTGCCAACCAGATATGAAAGTGATTCATGTGAACGACTTGTCATGATTTGTGAATTTGGGGTAGGATCCTGCCAACCAGATATGAAAGTGATTCATGTGAACGACTTGTCATGATTTGTGAATTTGGGGTAGGGGGCCGGGTCAGAATATTCTGACGCCTGGCGTTAGTGCCCTACTTGCCTATGCAGGTATGCCGGCCGGTAGTGCCCTACTTGCCTATGCAGGTATGCCGGCCGGTAGTGCCCTACTTGCCTATGCAGGTATGCCGGCCGGTAGT